TCAGGAACGTCTGGCACCTCTGGAACAACAGGAACTAGCGGTACCACAGGAACAAGTGGTACTACAGGAACTTCAGGTACAACAGGAACCTCTGGTACTAGTGGATCTTCTGTAACAGTATCAGGAACTACAAATAGACTTGTTAAGTTTACTAGTAGCTCCACTATAGGTAACTCAAATAATGAGGATAACGGAACTACAACAAGTGTTGGTCAGAATTTTGAAGTTACTGATGGACTTGGTAATGATGAAGTATTTACAGTTTCTTCAAGTGATGGATTATTTAGACTAGGAGATATCGAAGGATTAGGGGATGAAATGTATATTGAAGGTGGATATTCTGGTGCATTCAGTATGTATACAGGAGGTGTTCAAGGATTTCATATGAATAATTCTGGTAGAATTGTTGTAAATGGAACAACTGAACCTATTGGTTCCACAGCAAAACTTAGTGTAAATGGTAATATATATACGAGTACAGTTTATATTGGTAATGGTTTAAATAACTTTATCAGTAGTTATAATGGTGGTATGCTTATATATTCTCAATCAGGAACACAAATTTCTCTTGGTGGCGGTATAGGAAACAGACAAAACGATGTTGTAGTTGGTAATGGATATTTATATGTAAATAATAATGGTGCAGCAGCAGCATTTACTGTTAATGTTTTTCCATTTACAACAAGTAGTAGTTCTAGTTATACTCATGATGCAGTAATAGCAGGTAGAAGCAATTTATCTACTCCAGGAACTCTTTTATTACACAATACAGACACTAGTATAAGTGCTGGTGAAGCAGTAGGTGTTCTTCAATTTGGTGGTAGAGATGATAGTAATACTTCATATATTTCTTCTCAAATATCTGCTGAGGTATTTCAAGGTCCAGGTACTGGTGGTACTGGTGGAGGAATATTAAAACTTCAAACAAGTAATACAAGTACTGGTGGACAAGTTATAACACGTATGCTTATTGATAATGATGGTGATGTTGGTATTGGTACACAGAATATCACACCTTTAGCTAGATTTCATGTTGATGGTGCCACATACCTTAGAGGAGACTTCTTTAGTGCAAAAACTGGAAGTATAGGAACCTCTAATATGATAGAGGCTAAGGCAGGAGGCACTTCAAGTGGTGATGCACAGATTATAATTGGTGATGTTAATGATTATTGGGGTGGTTCAAGCAGTTATAGTGTATGGAATACTACTGATCGAACTTTAATACATGGAGTGAATGTTGGTATAAATGTTGACCCACAAAACATGCTCCACTTATTTAAAGGTAACCTTTACCTCCAAAGCTCAGGACTAAGAGATGCTAATGGAGACTATGGTGCAGCAGGTCAAAATTTAAAATCCGATGGTCAAGGAACTGTAGGATGGAGTTGGGAAAAAATGACACTAGTATCTACGTTCTACGCAAGTAGTTATTCGAGTGGTAGCATTATATACATGCCTGTAGGAGGAACGTTAAGTGAAAACACTAGTAATCAATACTATAACAACTTCGTTGCTCCATATAATGGAAGAGTTAGACAAATAAGAATAAAAAACGTCAGTGGATCTACTCCAACAGCAACAAGCTTTACATCATTTAGAGTGTATGTTAATGGATCATTGTCAAGCTCACAAACACCTACAACAACTAATGGTGGAGCTACAGGAATGATGGGCGTGAAAGAGTACTCAGATACTGATGCTCAATTTACTGCAGGAGATAGAGTACAATTTGCCTATGTAGCTTCTGGAGGCACAGGACATATTTACGGAGCTACAGCAACATTTATAATAGAATACACAGAAAACAAATAGATATGGCAGCAAGTAATTTAAATAATGATATACAACTATCACATCCTTTATACAAGAATGATCCTGGAAGAACTAGACCAGGAAAGGATGCTGATGGTGTAGTAAGAACACCTAGTAGTGAGACAGAAGACATTGCTGCTCATTCAACTATTCTGGATAGCGTTTCAGATAATGGTAAGTTTGAATATCTTATACCTATTATAAATAACTTGGAATCTGTAAGAGAGGATTTACAAGATCTTTATACATGGACTGTTTGTGCATTTGGAAAAGATTGTAGTAAAGCTGCATCTCAGGGACCCAAAGGGGATACTGGAGCACAAGGTCCAAAAGGTGACACAGGTTCACAAGGACCTATAGGTAATACAGGACTAACTGGTGCTCAAGGTGCCCAAGGTGCTACTGGACTAAGAGGTTTACAAGGAGCAACAGGATCTCAAGGAGCAACAGGTAATAGTGGTACATCTGGTACTTCAGGAAATTCTGGTACAGCAGGTACTAGCGGTACTAGTGGTGGAAAAGGAGCAACAGGAAATACTGGAGCACAAGGTGTAAAAGGAGACACAGGAGCACAGGGTATACAAGGTGTAAAGGGTGATAAAGGTGCACAGGGAGATGCTGGATGGGGTATAACCATGAAAGGTGAGGTGGCTACTGAAGCTAACCTACCTTCTACAGGTAATTCTAACGGTGATGCTTATATTGTTCAAGCAGATGACTCTATTTGGTTATGGACATCAGCTGAGGGGTGGATAAGTGGTGGTTCTATAAAAGGACCTAAAGGAGATAAAGGTGATACTGGTGCTCAGGGAGCAACAGGTGCTCAGGGCCCACAGGGTGTCAAAGGAAATACTGGAGCAACAGGTTCACAGGGAGTTAAGGGAAACACTGGTGCTACTGGAGCTGCTGGAACTAGTGGTGTAGACGGTGCTAAAGGAGATCAAGGAATTCAAGGGGTTAAAGGAAATACTGGATCTGCTGGTTCAAATGGATCCAATGGAGCACAAGGTATTCAAGGTATTCAGGGTGAAAAAGGAGATACTGGGGCTACTGGATCTCAAGGAATACAAGGAGTAAAAGGTAATACTGGAAATACAGGAGCAGCTGGTGCTAATGGAACTTCTGGTACTTCTGGAGTGAACGGAGCAACTGGACCTAAAGGTGATACTGGGTCTAAAGGTAACACTGGGGCAGCTGGAGCAAACGGAACTTCTGGAACTAGTGGTGCTAAAGGTAATACAGGATCTACAGGTAGTCAAGGAGCACAAGGAAACCCAGGTGCCAATGGTACATCTGGTACTTCTGGAATCAATGGAGCTAAAGGTAACACTGGTTCTACAGGTGCACAAGGAGTTAAAGGAAATACAGGTAATGCAGGAGCTAATGGTACATCTGGCACAAGTGGATCCTCTGGTGTAAATGGAGCTAAAGGTAATACAGGTAATACAGGATCCCCTGGATCAAATGGTACATCAGGTGTTAACGGAGCAACAGGTTCACAAGGTCCAAAAGGTGATCAAGGTATACAAGGGATACAGGGTGCAACAGGTAATACAGGTGCAACTGGTGGTAAAGGAGATACAGGAGCTACTGGAGCAACAGGTCCAGCTGGAAGTAATGCAACAATAGCATGGTTTGCTGCATGTGGAGACAAAGAAACAGACCTTTATGTTGCATCAATTTGTATAAATGAGAAAGGTGGTTATATAGGCTTTACAAATAACAAAGGTGCAACTGTTTATTGTACAAAAGTTACCCCAAAGCTTTAATTATATCAATAACCTTATTAGATTTTATACCTCTATGGCATTCAAAGTGTCTAGGGGTATTTTTATGTTCAGGGCACCAATCCCAATCTCCTTTATCAAACTTATGGTTAGGATTATTCCAACACCCATGACATAAAGATTCATCAGTAACTCTATAACAACTGAATTCGTGATCAGCTTCTGTAAAGTTTGATATCATCACAACAGGTGTACCTATAGCCCAAGCTAACCAACTAAGTCCACTAGATAGCCCTATAAAGAACTCACTCTGTCTTATACAGTCAATAGTGTATTCTAAACTGGTATCAACTATCTTCTCACAATTATCAAAAGGATTGTTTTCTATAGATGTGTTGATAATAAAGTAACCTTGTTCATGTAAATAGTTTATAACTTCCTGCCACCCTTCTCTTGTCCAGAACTTACAACCAGCTGTAGAGTTAGTAGCTATAGTTACATACTTGCCTGGAACATTGTAGTTATCTTTCATACCACATTCGTTCCCCCAGTTACTTTTAACTCTTGGCACTATTTCTTTGTGCGTCAGCCCTAAAATATTGGAGGCGGCCTTTTGTAACGAAATTGTATTTGGCAACTCTGGCTCTCTATTCTTGTCATAAAACCAACCTATCTTATACATTGCATATATATTAGGTACTTCTGAACCAGGGTTTACAAATTCTAATTCAGGATACACCTCTTCAAATAAGAAGTTCTTAAAAGTACTTACAATCACTTTACAATTATGCTTATTCTGAAACTCTAATACATAAGGTATCCATGCTATAGAGTCTCCTAAGGAGCTACTGTCAAAAGATATATAGACACGCTTATCTTCTAAGTTTAATGTTTCATTATACACCTCTACACCATCCTTTAACACAACAGTTTTCCACTTTGTATAGTATTCTCTATAAACAGTTGACCAGTGATTAACCTTCATAACATTATGATATACTAGCTCTTCTCCATCAAGTAGATGAACAGCGAATTCGCTTTCAGATGTACCTGTAATTTCTATTCTTGGCTTTCCTATAAAGCTTTGATTTATTTGATAATCATCGTGACTTTTTACTTCTAGATTTAAAACATCCTCATATAAATTAACATGCTTTTTACCAAAGACACTACTAGTGTTATGTGTAGGCACCTCATATTTTAAAGGCTCATTTAACAAGCGCTTTAGTTGGTTCTTCATCTTCATAGGGTTTAGATCCTCTATGTAAGGTGTGAACATATCTTTATACTGTGCAAGATTACGTGCTAATATAGGTAGGCCATATGAAATAGCTTCTCTAATTGCTAGTGGGTTACATTCCCATACAGAGTTAAACATAAATGCATCTGCAGCTAATAAGAATTTATCTACATCATTACGTTCTCCCCACACGGTAACATTACTTGGCAAGTCTGTCATTAAAGGTTCCCAATAGTCTTGAAAGTTTCCAGCTTGGTTACCAACAAAATGAAACTGTACATTTGGTAGCTTTCTTGCAATAGCTATACCTTCTCCTTGGTTCTTACCTTTAGTCCAGAGCCCTACATTGACTACATGTTTTTTATTGATATCTAATCCTAAGTCATATTTAGCATTCATCTTGCTCTGCCAGTCATATATCACTGCGTCTACTGGAAACTCTAGAACTGCTCTGTGAGAAGGCATGTTTTTAAATGTTTCTAAATGATAAGGTGTACAGAATGCATATGCGTCTGGATGGTACCTCTTATCCCTATCAGGTCTAAACGATATATTATGACAAGTTTCTATCACCTTCCAAGATCTGTCTTCAGCATATAGTAAAGGTAATACCTCTTCTGAACCATCCCCTAAATGCTCACTCATCTCATCTATATGTACAATATCAATACTATTGTATTTTATAATGTCTAGCAGTTCTGTTTTATCTTCACCTAATGTGTAGAAGTTAGGTACAAGTTGTTTTATCTGGTTTTTTTGTACAACAAAATGATCACTATAATTAGCCCACTCTACTACATATATATTAAAACCTCTCAAGGCCTTTATTCTCTTTAGTAGAAACTCAGGCATCCCACCTGTAGAAAGATGTGGTGCTAAAAACAATACTTTTTTAGATAACTTGTTTATCATATCTTGCATTAAGATTGTATTCTTTTCTCCATGTAAGGCCATAAGATGTTCTTCTTTTGCAGGAACCGCTACCCATTCTGCTGTATGATTAATGCTACCAGTGAATTCTAATGTCATTAGATCTACATCCTTTGTATAGTTTATATACATTATAGGAAGCCCTTCATGTATATTATACTTCCACAATAATACATTTGCTATTGTTTCTTCGTGATATGGTGCATATAACTCATGATTAGTTATAACTTTTGGGTGGTTACACATCCATGACCACTCACTTATAAAATCTTTTGATTGCTGTCCTGCTACAAAATATCCTGTTTGCCTATACTTGTTTCTAACTGACTGGTCTACATTAAATAGATCACATGCTGGATACTCTAAACTAAGATGTAACTCATCTCTAGTCTCTACACCACCACGTCCATTTATAAATAGGTAGTCATATATACCTTCTACAAAATAAGGATGTGTACAATTATCAGGGTAATGGTCAAATATTTTGTTTATGTTTGAAGTTACTACTGTATCAGAATCTATATATGCTACAGTTTTTGCATATTTATCTAAAGCATCTAATATAATAGCTGGCCTTTGAATAAGAAGCTTGTATATGTTAGGATCACTTCTGTCAATGTAATCTTTTTTTGAGGAATCTGCACTATTTAGTGTCCAAGGTATTGTTCTAGATGCATCATGTACAGACTTGTTACAGTTCATCATGTATACAATAACTGGTATATTACTAACATTATTTATACTTTTTACTGCCATTGATACAACATCATAATATGCTTCATTAGCATAAAGTACAAAGGCTTTATCTACTTTCATAAAGTTTTATATTTGTAAACAAAGTTAGTAAAATAAATTAAAAGTTTATGCTATATTATGCAAATAATTTGACTAACAGTTTTGGTATTCTAAAAAGTTTAGTTATATTTGTTCATTACATCGTGTAACTTCTACACAACTACACCTATATCTAGTATAAAACCATCCACTACACTTATAGAATAGGTGTGTTACTTTTATATATATATAAAGAATAAATCATGGCTGACCACACTGCTTATCAACAACAAGTAAAACAAGAATTAAAAAACATGGACCATCGTTTAGACGAGATGGAGGAAAAAATGAACTCCATTGATACAAAATTAACACAAGTAGTTGATGCAATATTAGGAAACTCCCTCACTAAAACAGGTGGATTTGTTAATGACATTGATGAACTTAAAAAGAAAATAGAGTTATTAGAATCACAAGTTGAAAAACAAGAAGAATTTAAAAAGAAATTCTCTTGGACTGTTGGACTTGTTACAGCAGGGGCACTAGTTATACAGTATTTAATTAATCTATATTCTAAAATTAAATAATATGAAAAAGTTAAAAAACATTATAAGCGTTATTAAGAACTGGATTATTTCAAATGGAGTTGAAGGCGCTTTAGGATTAATTCTTGGACTCATTCTTTGGGTTGCAGGATATAAGATATGGGCAGGTGTGTCTTTTGGCGTATTTGCACATAAGAACTGGGATATTGTAAAGTCTTGGATCAATAAAAATATATGAGTAGAAAAGAGAAGATAGATTATTACTTAAAGAAATGGATTAGTAGGAAGCTCACTGTGTTTATAGTAGCTTGCTTTGGTCTATTCTCTGATAATATAACATCTTCTGACTGGGTAATAATAGCCACTGTATACATATCTATACAAGGTGTTTCTGATCTAGTAGAAAAACTATTCAAAGCAAAGAAATCAGATAGTCCAATATATAATCCTTATTCTAATGAAGAAGGGCCATGAGAAGAATAGACAAGATCATATTACATTGTAGTGCTACTCCTGCTGGAAAACACTTTGACGTTGATGAAATTAGAAGATGGCATGTTGAAGGAAGAGGTTGGAGAGATATAGGATATCACTATATAGTTTATTTAGATGGAAGTATACATAACGGAAGACCTGTTGAAATCCCAGGGGCTCACGTCAGGGGAAAAAATAAACACAGCATTGGTGTTTGTTACATTGGTGGAGTATCTGCAGTAAAAGATAAAAGAGGTAAGTGGCCTGCTGAAGACACAAGAACACCTGAACAAAAAGAAACTTTATGGAAATTACTCATGGAGTTGATGGCTTGTTATGATGGTGCAACTCTTCACGGACACAATGAGTTTGCCAGGAAAGCTTGTCCAAGTTTTTCTGTGGCAAGAGAATATAAAGATATAATAGAATTCTATGAAGATAATTAACTTTTTCAAAGAACAATGGTTTTTTGTTTTATTTATTATAGTTTTATTAATGATGCAATATGAATCAGATAAGACTATAAAGAAGTACGAAGTACAGTTAAAAGAGTTAAACTTACAAATAGAAATCTACGAAAGACAAGATGCACGTATGCAAATTCTTGTAGATAGTTTTAGTACTTTAGATACTAGAGTGGTGGAGAAAATAAGAACCATCAAAGAAAAAGAATATGTACAAATTAAAATGGTTGATGATATGCCTGTTAGTGACCTTCAAGAGTTTTTCACAGACAGATACTCTGAGGGCTCCAGTAGTAACACTAACTGAGAAGCAAGCTAAGCAGGTAATAAAAGATCTAATTCAATATGATAATCTTAAACTTATAACAGCAAAGTTAGAGGATAGAATATCATTATTTGAAAAGAAAGAGTTTAGTCTTCTACAGAGATTAAACTTGAAGGACAGTATTATCTCTACCAAAAATGCTTACATAGACATACAAGAAGATATAATAAACAAGAAAAAACCTCTTAGGTTTAATGGTTTTGTGGGTGTACAAACTTTTCAAGCATCTTTAATAGATCCTATTCTATATTTTCAAACAGATATGGAACTTAAAAAAATAACTGTAGGAGTTAGAGTATTTGCACAAGTTAATAATGTTGTAGGATATGGCTTTGTTTTACAATACAAAATATTTTAATATGAATGATTGGGAATTAGAAATAGCATTTCACTGGCCACACCAAAGATTTGCACTAGGTTGGGAATTTATAGAACCAACAGAAAAGTTTAATTATACAACTATTAAGTTATATCTGTTTGCAATATCAATAACATTAGACTTCTAATTAAATCAGTTAGAAGTCTTTAACATATTTAATTATTTTAATTTATCACGATACTAAGATAAGTCTAGGAATATTCATATTTTTGTATTATAAAAACATACATCATGCCTATACCAAATAAACAAATCGGCTGGAGTGCAACAGAAAACTTGTTGTGGAATATCTCGAAACAGTTAGAAAGACTGATTCAAGTAACAGGTAAGAATAATCCTACTACCACAACTACTACCACTACTCCGTAACAAGAATTAAAAAACCAATAACTACATATTATGATCAGCATATGTTCACAACCAGATGAACCATATTTTCACTGGCAAAACTTAGTACAATTCCACAATCTAGAAAAGATGGGATTATTAAAAGACCATCGTGCAGTGTTTTTATACAAAGCTGGGAGAAAGGCTTCAGAGTTTTTGAATAAGTTTAAAGAAGCATTCCCTGAAAATGTTTTCATTTTTGAAGACACTAGACAGCAAAAACATTACATACCTACATTAAAAATACATGGAGTTGTTAAGTATTTGCAGGATGACACTAAGGAACAAGATCTATTTTTAATAGATTCAGATGTTATATTTAGAGAACCTATTGATTACAGTTTGTTTAAACAAGACAACACTGTTTATTGCAGCGATACTAAAGGTTACCTAGGATATCAATACCTTAAAACAAAAGGTGATGAGATTGTAAAAGATATGTGTAACTATATTGGTGTTTCTTTTGATACAATTGTTGAGAAGAATGATGACTCTGGAGGAGCTCAGCTATACTATAAAGGAATTCCTCATGACATACTATTAGATTACTTCAAAGAAGTTGAGGTGCAATCACCTAAATTATATGATGTTATGAGAAAACATAAAACATATAATGATTATGATCCTCCAATACAAGCTTGGACTTCAGAAATGTGGTGTGTTCTATGGTTACTATGGAAACGAAACATTAAAACTGAGATTGTCAAAGAACTAAACTTTAGATGGGCCACAGATTCTATAGAGATGTGGGAAACCTACAAAATCTTACACATGGCTGGTGTTGTACCAGATCATAAAGATAAGTTTTATAAAGGGCATTTTATAAATAACAACCCTTTTAATTACAATTACGACTATGTAGATGATAAATCTATAACAAAAATCTACATAGAAGAGATAATAAATACTAAGAACTCAAAAACTTTTGAGAAGCTAGTATCTGAATTTTAATATAACCTTAATTACTAACCCTTTAAAACAAATTAAAAATGGGAAGCATTAACAAAAGACCGTTAAAGGCATACGTGAGATTCGATGGATCTGGGCGTGTAGTAGCAGGTTCTCTTGTATTACGCAGGAATAAACCTAAGGTTGGAAATTGGCAGGAGATTGTAGCATATGAATGTTGCAACCCTACAACTACAACAACAACAACAGCACCTTTACCAGCAGGTCAGATTTCTTCAACTTCTGACGTAGCTAACGCATGTACTGAAACACTAGACACTACTGTGTATTTACAACTAGCAAGTGTACCTTCAATAGCAATAAATGATATAATCTATCTTGATGCTTCAGGAAGCACTCCTTTCGTTGGAGATGGATCTTACCATAGAGTTGCAAGTACTGATGGCCAAGAATGGAATGTACAAGTAAACGCTACTGGAGTAGTTCTAGCAGCTGCACTGTGTGTATAATATAACTAATAGCTAGGGGTGAAAACCCCTGGCTGTTTTTAACTTAAATATTAATGGAGATAAACAAGAAGTTCTTTCCTGAAGTCTTGTTAGAAAACGAAAAAGCCTATTTTGCACATCTTGAAGGTGTGATAGGTTCTGTTGATGAGTACTCTAATTTGCAGATTACTCATACAAACAATGCCTACATCTTTAGGTTAGCACCTAGTATGCCTAAGTATAATGACATGCTGCTAGAAGAGATTCTTAGACTCCATAATATGTTTAGAATAAAGTTAGATATATCAAAAAGTATAAAAACTACAGGTACTATTGTATTTAAGATAGACTTGGAAAGCTAACAAATGTTTAGTATATTTGTTAGAATTATTATAAACCAATAAATTAAAAATTATGGCACAGTACGATCCAAACAAACGTTACACATGGGGACCTGACTCTAAATTTGAACTATCAGGACAAGATTTTGGACTAATTCTTAATACAGTTAGAACATTTTTAGCAACTGAAGAGGCTGGTAAATATCAGTTAATGATGCGAACTAATGAAATAATTGAAAAGCTTATGAAAGAAGGAGTTACAAATGAAGTAATTGTTGAAGCTCCAGAAACAGAAACACCTGCTCCTGCATTGGAAGCAGTAAAGTAAAAAACAATCAAAACTTAAGAACTTATGCCTGTAAAGAAAGCTAAGGGAGGGAAGAAAATGATTAAACGTAAAGATGGATCCTATAGTCGAAGAGGGCTATGGGATAACATCCGTGCGAACAAAGGTAGTGGTAGAAAACCTACTAAGGCTATGTTAAAGCAAGAGAAAAAGATTAAAGCAAAAACAAAAAAGAAGAGGGCTACAAAGAAAAAGAAGTAGTAATGGCTAAGAAAGAAAAAGCTATCAGAAAAACCACTAAGGGTAAATCTGCTAATTACAGAGCTACCAAGAAAGGTGCTGGGATGACTAAAAAAGGAGTCAAAGCCTACAGAAAAGCTAATCCTGGATCTAAATTAAAAACTGCTGTAACAGGTAAGGTTAAGAAAGGATCTAAAGCTGCAAAGAGACGTAAGTCTTATTGCGCTCGTAGTTTGGGACAGTTAAAACGCAGTAGTGCAAAAACTAAAAACAATCCTAATTCTAGAATAAGACAAGCTAGAAGAAGGTGGAAATGTTAAATCTCAAAATATATAATTATGATGCGTAAGTATAAAGCAGGTGGAGCTAAAAAGAAAAAAGCTATGTCTGGAACTAAAATGAAAAAAGCTAAGGCTGGATTAAAGACACCTAAACCTTCACAGAAAGGACTTAAGAAACTGCCTACAGCTGTCCGTAATAAAATGGGATATGCTAAGAAAGGTAAAACAGTAGCTAAGAAAGCTGGATATGGTAAATCCATGAAAGCTAAAGCTGGTTGTAGAACTAGAAAAAAATAAAACACTAACTAATCAACAAAGAAGCCCCTTAATTGGGGCTTTTTTTATTATAAAGAGTTTATGAAGTGAATGGTCCATGCTATCAACCCATTAAGTTGCAATAGCACCAGGTTCCACTGTCTTCTAACAGCTACCTGTATCATTACACATATAAACCCTGCTATAAAACATGTTGGTATAAGTGTCCACTGTCCCATGATTAAAAAACCTACACCCATGTAACCAACTCTTGTAGCTAGTCTTTCTATAGGAGATAGTCTTCTGTCTCTAACCATTGCTCTAAGCAGTGGCATCCATCTTGCTTTTATCTTTTTCATTTTGTATAACTGTTATCATATACATTCTTTTCAAAGAATTTATATTTGGTTTTAAATTTATGTAACAGATAGGGTAGACTTATTTGATCTTGTATGGACCATAAACAATTATGGTAAAACCATTCTTTCATTAAGTTATACTCTCTATTCTCCACCACACTTTTAGAGTAAATAAATGTACCACACTCTACTAAAAAGTTGTCATTCCAATCGTTATCTTTTTGGTAATGACTTAGTTGTTCGTGTAACTTTTCTCCTCTATATCTATCTAAAATGTATTGATTGTTACCATTTAGAAGATCTATTACAAATTTAGTCTCTGATTCTACAGAAGATCTTCCAGAATGTTTAAAGAAACATGCATCAGTGTCTCTACAATAGTCTACCATTCGTTCAATGGCCCTACCATTTAACAAAGAGAAAGAAGAATCTAACCATATATAATAATCATATCCTGGATAGTCTTCCCAAGCTAACATCTTTGGCATTTTTGCACGCAATCTAGGATGCATTGCTAAAGGCCTAGCACTGTCAGTTTCATCACTTATTCTATTAAGAGTTATGTCATACTTATTAGACTCTTGAGGTACCCATGTAGAATGTAGAGGGCTACTAAATGATGCTGTAGTTACTAATACTTTCATTTTATAAAGTCAGATAACATTTTTGCATAATCTTTATTCCATTTGGGACGCAAGTATACTTCACCTGTAGGTATATTACCTTTTATCCTCTCGTTTTCTATGTGAGCTGAGTGTCTTTCTATAATATTAGGTTTAGTGTCATCATCTGCACCTTGTCCAGATTGATGATATCCTCTACCGCCCCACATGTAAAACCAAGAAGCTTCTTTTTCAGGGAGCTTAACATTATTAACATACTGTCTTCCAAAACCATGGATCTTATTTGTTAAAATTGCATCACCACCAGCATTTACTAATGGACTTTTACCTATTCTCTCCCAGACACTCTTACTATATACTATTCCTGAGTTACCCACTCCAGTTATAGCTGTAATGTTAGGTTCATTATAAAACACACCTGTTTCCCAGTGTATTATATTAGTATCATGATTCCAGTTCTGAGCTATGTTTGTTAAATGATTAGTTAGTGCTACATCATCGTCATCCCATACAGCAATAAGATCTCCTTTACATCGCTCAATAGCATAGTTCTCTTTCTCTCCTATTAAAGGAAATGTTTCATCTAAGTTATAAATGGTAACTTGGGGGTGATCGTATATTAGTTTTTGTTTGGGGTAATCATTAACAATAACTAACTCACATCTATCTTTTGGATAATCCTGTATAAGAAAGCTATAAAGTGCTTCTTCTAGTGTATCAACTCGTCCGTATGTAATACATTTACAAGATATAAAAGGAAATCGACTCATTACCAAACATGTAATATATCAAACGGAGATACTAATAGTACATCTTTTTCATCAGTTAGAGGAATAACCATTGCATCTTTTAACTTTCCTGGATCTACTAATACTATATCACCAGGTTTTACAGTCTTCACTATGTCTCCAACATCATAAACTTTAAGTTTAGACATCTTTTTTAACATCTGACGCTGTAACTCTTCTTTAGTGTTCTCGTCAACTATAATTTTACTCTCATCTTTTTTAGGAATCTCTACATAAATTCTGTTTCCTAATAATGCTTTGTATAATTTCTTTGCCATTTTATTCTATGTTTGTTAGTTTTCTAAATCTTTCAATATCTTCTCCATGTAAGTAAGCTTCTGTCTGGTAGACTTCCACTTTCTTTTTAGTGCCAATAACCTTATTGTTCTTATGGTTAATGTTAGGCACCTCTGTGATACGCTCATGCATGTCATCTAGTAAGACAACAATTGAGTCATCGTTCATCTGAACGCTACGAATTACTTTGTTAAGGTTAATACTGTCCGTGTACTCTTTGTACTCTACAGGATCTGTATCCTGTATAGCCTCTTTACGTGTGTAAAAAAATTGGTTTTTCATAATTTTGATTTTAATTTAGTTCCATGATCCACTACCACCAAATGCACCTAGGCCTTCACCTATACCTGCAGCTGTAGCATTTCCACTTGTTCCCCAAGTTACTTGACATACACCACCATCTTCTGCACCAAATGCAACACCAAATGTTGTAGCCTTTAACAATGTGTCCTGATTACCATAGTAGATAACACCTTCACATGTAAGATCACCTACACCAACTCCTCCTGATCCACCTTGGAATTCATAAGACTTTGATCCATCATTGAACTCTACAGTTACGTGTGCATAAAATAAAAACCCTTCTACAGTGATTGTACAAGGATGACTAACAACACCATCCATATCTTCTGTAAAACTTTGAGCTGGACGTACATCTAATACTCTTTGATTACCATCAGAATCTGGTGTGTTAGGATTGATACCATGAGCAGCAAACCATTTTTCTGCTCTCTTTCTTTTTTGTTCTTTGTTCATAATGTTGATTTATATATTTAACTTGTATTTATCTATAAGATATTCTCGTATCTCATTTATTTTTTTATACTTGTAGATATCAGATTCTACATTAGCATGTTCATCAGCTGTCAAAAGTATAATATTTTCTTTAAGATTCCTAAATTGTGGGTATTTACTTTTAGGAAGTATATGATGAAAATACAAACTAAGCGCTTCTTTACCTAGATATGCACCACTCACTTCAGATTTATGAGGTCTTTCTTTCCAAATCTCTTTGAATGTTATATGGTCTGTGTTTGGTTTGGATTTACCAACATTAACTTTACTTTTAAGAGCTAATGTTGGTTTTTTAAATCCCCTGTTGCCAGACAGTTGTTTTCTAGGCTTATGTTGGAAACAATACTCAGAGTCTGAGTTCTTTCCACATACTAAACATTTCACAGATCAGATGCATCAAATAGGTCAGGTGATAACACTTGAGGAGCAGTCACTTCTATATCTTTTGCTGCTTCATAATGTATACCGTCATTACCATTCTGTCCTATAATATTCATCCTTTCATCGTTTTCTACAATTGGTTCTGGTTCTACTTCAGGTTCTTCTTCAATGCCTTTAATTGCAGAAACTAATGTAGATTTTATTGTATCAAAGAAGTTTACATCTTCTAACACCATTTGTTTAAATTCTTCTAAGTCATACTTTACACCGTCAAATGTATACGTTTTACCATACTTACGACCTAACTCAAAATCATGTAGCATTTGTAACGCTTCTCCCACTCTATCTATACCTATACCATATACAATATCAAATTGATGCTTCTGGTATGGAGGTGTCATCTTATTTTTTGTACATCTAACCTTAGTAATGTTACCGTACACATCTTGACCATCCTTTGCTAGTGACCTACTAACTTCTATTCTTACATCAGAATAAAACTTTAGTGCATGACCACCTTGTGTAGTTGTAGGATTTCCAAACATAACACCAATCTTTTCTCTATATTGAGAGATTACTATAAGACATGTGTTTGTATTATGTGCAATAGACTTTAGTTTTGGGTAAGCGCTACTATTTAATCTAGCCTTCTTACCTATTGCATGTTCTCCTACTTCTCCATCTAATACAGCTTTAGGTATTAATGATGAGTCTGAATCTATAATAATAAGATCCACTTCTCCAGATGACATTAACTCTACAGCAATGTTAAAACCTTCTTCTCCAGATGATGGTTGTGCAATTAACATACTTCCTGTGTCAACACCTAGAGCTTCAAAGTAATTCTTATCAACAGCATGCTCGCCATCAATATAAACTACTTTACCTCCTTTAGCTTGAGCGCTAGCTACAGCATGTCCACATATAGTAGATTTACCTGTACCTTCCCAGCCCATAAGCTCGTACATTTTACCTTTTGCAAAACCACCTATCCCTAAGGTGATCCAATCGAAACCTATTGATCCTGTACTAATTAGATCATAGTCCCCTCCTGTTTTACTGTTTAAAGCTAATACAGTACCTTGACCATATTGCTTGTTTAACTTTTCCAGCGCATCCTGGAATTTATTCCCTGTTTCTTTCAGCTTTTTCGCCATATTTAATTGTTTTAAATTATATTCAAATATACTAAAATCTACTCTATTTTACAAGCAAAAAAAGGCCTTAGATTTCTCCAAGGCCCCTTTCACAATTAAAAACAGAACAGAAATATTTAATTCAAATCTTGTACCCCCACAGTTCAAAGTTATAAAATGTATTTCAAACTACCAAACTAAATTTGTTAGAAGCTTACATTTTTATAATTAACTTAGTTAGCCCTCACAACTTGCACACTCTAAAATATTACGTGCAAATGCTTGTGCAGAACTTTGACTGAACTGATAGTAAAGAGTTTTAACACCCTCATCATGAGCATAAAGATACAATTGATTTATATCTTTAGCTGGTACACTAGGATCTATCATAAGGTTCAAGCTCTGTGACTGATCAATAAACTTTTGTCTTTGCGCAGCCTGCAGAACTATTTCCTTAGGACTAATCTCTATAAATGATTTGAATACTCCCTTTGTAGGGAATTTTAAGTGTTGGACAGACCCATCTTTCTTTAAGATAGACTCCCAAGTTTCATCGTTATTAAGATCATACTTCTCAAGCTCAGCCTCTAAGAAAGGATTCTTATAAACTGTCTTACTCTTAGCGAGATCTTTAATAAAGTAGTTAGATTTTATTGGTTCAATACCCATAGACACTGCACCGTGTATAAACGAACTAGATTTAGTTGGTGCTATAGCCATTAGTGTAGTGTTAGCATAACCTTCTCTAATTGATGTGTACCCTTTGGCATCATGTAGCCATTTAGATGCATTTTCTGTACGTTCTTTTAACGTCTTAAAAATCTGATGGTTAAGTTGTTTAGCTTCCAGTGATTCAAACTCTATAAGTTTAGACTGAAACAAGGAATGATATCCTAATACACCAACTCCAATAGCTCTATGTTCTTTTGCAAATCTATATGCTCTTCGCATACCAGGAAGATGTTCTGCTTTCTGAACAAACTCATTCATTACAGCGTTCAGGAACAATACATAGGTTTCTACAGCATCTGTTTCTTTAATCTCATCCCAATGTAAAAGATTTATAGATCCTAAGCAACAAACAAAACTATTAAAGCTGTCTGTTGGTAGTTGTATCTCACTACACAAGTTACTTGCTGTAACTTCATACCCAAGCTCCTTGTAAGGAGATGTCTCGTTGTTTGAATTATCTTTAAACATAATGTATGGAAACCCAAACTCATTACGTCTTTGTATAATCTTAGCCCATATCTTACGCTTTTCTTTACTACCAGCTTTCATACTCTTCAACCATGCATCACCAACTGTGACACCATATTGAAGATTCTGAATAGGGTTACCCTCTGTACCAATATCTAGAAACTCTTCTATATCTGCATGCTCTACAGGTAAATACACTGCACATGCTCCACGTCTAGCTGCAGATTGTTTACACACATCTACAACTGTGTCATACATTCTAGCATAATGTATAGGGCCATCAGCTTCTCCTCCAGTACTAATTTTAGTACCTCTTGGTCTAATATTACCTAAATAAGCACTGGTTCCTCCACCATATTTACTCATCATACCTATCTCACGGCCTGCATTTAATATACTATCTAGTGTGTCATCCACATTAGATCCATAGCAACTGATAGGTAAACCTTTTTGTTTACCAAAGTTAATCCATACAGGTGTTGATAGTGAATAGTATCCTTTTGCCATGTAGTCTTCAAACTTGCAGGCAAAGTCTTTAATAGCTAAATACTTTTCAGCAATATTAGCTATGTCTCTTACTCTTTGTTCAGGAGATTCATCTAAATACCCCCTGGACAAGAATGTTCTACTGTCTTCATTGAGCCAGTAATATCTTTTATATTCCATATTAAAATAAATCGTCTAAAGTTATACTCTTACTCTTTTTATTATAGTCTACACTCTTCTTATAAAAGAAGTCTCCCTCTTTAGTAGCAGTGATTTCTATATCAAACCATTTTGTTGATGCAATTAGTTCTTTATTTACATCAAACATTGGCTTCATTCCAATCTTATTCAAAGAATTATTGAATCGATTCATGATGAAGTGTTGAATTGTTTCTTTTGGAAGAAAAGTAAGTTCTCCTTTCTCAAAGATCCAATCTAATATATCACACTCAGCGTTATATGCTTTTTTACATGCTGAATAAATTAAATCTTCAAACTCCTCATCAAACCATTCAGGGTTCTCTTTCTTAATAATGTTGATAATCTCAGCACCAAAGTTACCGTGTATCTCCTCTTCTTTACTTGTAGCTTCAACAACATTAGATATACCCTTGAGTACATTCCTCTCTTTGTTAAAACTCATCATGATTAAGAATTGACTAAACAAGCTTACATGCTCTATAAATAAAGAAAATAATAATACAGACTTAGTATACATTTTGTCATCTCTAGAACGTGTACCATCTAAGTACTTCTTTAAGTACTTAAGTCTACCTTCTATTGCAGGCACCTCTATAACACTTTGAAACTCTTTCTCAAGGCCAAGTATTCTCAATAGTCTAGCATAAGCATCTTTGTGTCTTACTTCTGACTCAGCAAACGTCATTCCTACATCTCCAACTTCTGTAATAGGCATACGCTTATACATATCAGCCCAGAATGTTTTTACATTAACTTCTATTTGTGCAATAGCAAGCATAGTCTTCTTAATAACGTCACGCTCTTCTTCAGAGATGGTTACCTTAAAGTCTTGTATGTCTTCTGTAAAATTAAATTCTGTGTCAATCCAGTAGGAATGCCTGATAGCATCTTTGTAGTCTAAAAGTTGTGGATACTCGTAAGGTAGAATATTTACCCTTTGTTTAAAAATGTTTTTGTTCATAGTATTAATGGGTTACCGTGTTTATCTAAGTTTATTGATCTTAACCTTTCTTCAATCTCAAACTCAACTTTTAACATGAGTGATATCTTCTCTTCTAGCTCTGATTGAATTACTCTACCTACATAAGGCATAATGTCTGGAAGATTAGTATCAACTCTAGGTATTCCACGAATTGTTGAGATTTCTTTATATTCAAATCCTTCTATTCTCAAGAAGTCAATGAATGCTGAGTTTAAGAATTGTACTACAGAGGGAACTTCTATTGTAAGCCCTTCTCCATTACAAATTAACTCATATGTTTGATTAAATTGTTTTACTGTTCTCATAGTGTGGTTGTTTGATACCAATAGGGACTAGCAGTCCGTTCAGGTTGATAACCTGAAGGTCTTTTACTGTCTGAAAGGTGAGTGATCATTAATTCAGCTTCTTCTGCTGAAATTTGATTGTCGGATAGCAAATCTACTATAATTTTTCCAATTGTTCTCATGATTTATCTTCTTTTTTTTGCTCTTCTATAACTTCTTCAACATCAGGTGTAATTAAAGCCTCAAGAATACTTACAGCTTTAGACATTGCATCTTTCTCTGCCTCTTTTCTTAAAGAGTATTTACCAGTTTGTTTTCCATCATTTATACGATAAGAAAACTTCTTTGTCTTCCAGTCATGTATTATGTTTACTACCACATCATTTTCATCAAACATATCTAAACTGGCTCTACCTCCCTCTTTAAATATTGTTATTATTTGATCATCTGTAATACCAGACTTAATCATAAACTCTTTAAAAGAGTCATCTTGTTCAAATTCATTTGCTGAAGCCATAAGCCTATCTAAAAACCACTCTTTTAATTTGTTTTTTGTTAAAGGGTTTTCATTCATTAATTTTTCTGCATCCATAATTATTTTTTTATTAGTTCAATACTTTTTTTCATCTTATTTATATCAAGAATCTCCTTACCTTCATCAAATCCTTCCCATACCTCAAGACTATCATCCCAATCTATACCAAGTTTATTTTCCCAATACTTTATCATGTCATCTGTTTTATTAAACACTCTGTATTGAAGACTAATTTCATCTCTGTGTAAACCGTTCTTTTTAATCTTTATAACTTTTGGAAATAACTTTTGAAAGTTATCACTTGTCTCAGAATATCTACCTTGTTTGATTAAATCAAAGTCTGTCTCCCATTTCATATTAAGCTTGTATACTAATACAACAAAACCACCTTCATAATCGTAATCCTCAACAATTTCTGTGGTACGCTCATATTCATTATCAAGAAACTCTCTAAATTTTGCCAAGTCAGTAGGTAAGAACAAGACATAAATAACATTATTGTATTTAAAGTCTCGTCCTACATCATCTAAGTAAGCATTTATAAATCCATTATCTTTTAATGAATTCTTTGGCACCTTTAAAGAAGGTACCATAAATATACTAGTTATTGTGTTTTTCATTAGCGTTTTTTAATTCTTTATGTGTATATAATTTTAATACACTATAATATAACCTTGCTTGTTCTTTTGCTATTTTAGCATTACCACCACTTGATTTTAAGTAACCTTTAAATATAGCTTTAGTAAATTGATAGTCTGTCATACCTATGTGCATATTATCTCTACACCAAGCTTTACCAACTCCATAAGCTCCAGGTATACCATCACCACTATCTCCTATTACAACTTGAGAAGCTATAGCTAGTCTACTTTCTTCTTTAGAAATCTTCTTAAACTCTCCTAATGTATCACCATAACTTCTATAATTATAAAATGGTACATCAGGACAATTATATAGTACATCTTTATCTATAGCTGCTACAACACAATTACCCTCGCTCAATACATAACTATCATATACATAGTCATCAGCCTCTGCTCCTTGAGAAGGTATACACTGTAATTCATCTAACATATACTCTGCAATGATTGGAATTAGTGGATTCTTCTCTTTTCGATTTGATTTATAGTCAGGATAAAGTTTGTATCTAAAGTTACCACGACCTCCTATAAATATAAAGGTTTCTTGTATATTGTAAAACTCTTCTATATTATTATGAATCTCTTCTAACTTAGTTCTAGTTCTATATTTAGCTTCTTCTATTCTTTCTTCTTCTGTTGGAAACTCCATCAGAGAGTCTTCAGGAAAGTGTGTAGCAAAATACATAATACTATCAGCATCTATTAGTAACACTCTTTGCGTATTGTCATATTTAAGAGGACAGTTCTTAACTTCTTTTACAACTATGTCAACTTCTTGAATAGTTTCTGATTTAACTCCTTTTATCATAACTTCCCTCTTGATTTAACGTACTCAATTTCTCTCTGTAAATAATCTAAAGCTTTATGTAAATCCTTTAGCTCGTTCTCTTTCTTTCCTGCTCTAGCTATATATTTTAGAACATTACCCCTGTTAAACGAAAGAGAGTAATCATTACACACGTCTATAATATCATACTCTTTTCCATTTTCATAATGTTCAGGTGTTTTAAAATACTCAATAGTATTATTTATAAAATGTTTCATTTTTTAAATTGTTTTAATTGTTTTTCTAATTGTGTTTTTTGATCATGGCATGTTTTACAGAGCACTTGTAAGTTTTCCTGTTCACAAAATAGAGTATCTACAAAGGCTGGAAGATCGTTTGAGCAATTTAAACTACCTGCAGGTTCAATGTGGTCAACGTTAACTTGATCACTTTTAAACCAACTCTTACACTTATTGCAATGGTATTCCCACTTCTGTCTTTTGTTTTTTCCTTTGTAAGCTCTTCTTGCTAACTTCTTACATTCAGCAATTGGTTTCCACCATCTGCTTTTCTGTCTTAATGCACTTCTAATCATAGACCAAAACATTGATTCTGTCATTGTTCCAGCGTTTCTAGTACGAGCTACTCTTGGTTTTCTTATTGGTTTTTTTGCCATAATTTTAAAATTAAAGGGATAACAAATATAATTCAAATAAATGTTATCCCCTAATTTATTAATCTACCATCCTAACTCTTGCAGTAATTTCAGCTTTCATCTCTTCAAGACTTCCAATGATATTACGTACATCTACAGAGGATATGTTTGGTAAGCTAAATTCATACTTATTAGATTCCTTAGCAAAACCTTCTTTCACTTTGGTTTGTAAGTCATCAAGCTCACGTACAGCATATACCTCATCTAACTGAAGAGTGTCAAACTGATTATCATGAAGAATAGTAGTAGCCTCTTCTCTTGGTACAGTCATAATTGGAAGATACTCATAGCATCTACCTTTGTGTGCACCAATACCAACAACCTTCATAGGGTTGATAAGAACAAGAACAGATTGATCACCACATCCTACATAATGTATCTGGTCAGAAGTAAAATGTAAACCAGCTGCAGCACAATCTTGTGTTGACCAGTTACACTCTTCTTGTGGCATATTAACCACCTTACCAATACGTATGTCAAATGTTTTAGTCCAATCATCTGTAAAGCGATTCTCATGTCTGTTAGGAAGGTCTAAGTATAGATCTGTAAGCTTACCTATCTCTTTTCCGTGATCTATCTTATGTGTAACGGTATATTCATACTCTTCTACCTCACCTGTACCATCACATGTTTCACAGTGTATCCAATCTCCTTCATTCCATTCATCTTCATCATCATAGTAATCACCTTCATCATAGTAACCACCCTCACCACCACAATCTGGACAAACTGTACTAGTAACAATCTCTTCCTTATACAGTTTATCTGTATGTACAATCTTGTAATCACCATCTTGTAAGAATATAGTATAGTCATCTGGACTCTTTTTCCATACAGCTTTCACCTTGTTATATGTATTAGATATAAAGTGTACAAGCTCTGGAGATCCATGCAATGTAACAACATTACGTAGCGCTACAAAGAACCCTTGCTTAGTAATACGAAAGCTATTCTCTTTTAAGAATCTGTATAACTCATGTGCCACTTCAGCTCTTGGATTAAGAGCACACCACATAAAGAAACGTTTAAGAGATTGATACTCTGCATGCTCACTAAGAGGCATGTTAAGTGATTTAGCATCTGATACAGCCTCAATAAGTTCTTCAACTAATAGCTGTGGTAAAGACCTAGATATACCTTTAAAGTACACTGAGTCTCCATCAAGTACAAATTCACCACTCTCTTCTAGAATAACAAGGCCCTTTCTAAGAGCCTTTAGTCTTCTTTCTGATCTATCTCTTTCTGCAATTTCAGAAACTACATTAGAATCACTAACGATTGTATAAAGATCTCCAATAGTAACAGCTGACTCTGCACTATGATAATCATCTTCAGTAGCATTTACTTTAGATATTATAGAATCATCATGTAGTACAATAGTAAGCACATCGTTTACCAGTTTTATAGTTTTGTACGGATTTTCTTGAGGAGAACTATCGTTGTCTACCTCTTCAACTAGCTTATCAAGTTTCTTCTCGATAACTTTTTCAATTGAGTGGTCCACTTTATTTTTGAACCACTCTAAACTTAGAAATTTACTCATTTTTAATTGTTTTTAATTGTTTTAATTATTCTCTTGTTCTTCTATTTCTTTTCTATCTTTAATAAACTCATAGTGAGCATTTATAGGAATACCATTACACTTAAACAGTTGAGCTAAACAGTCTAAAATACCATCCTGTTTATAACTACCACCACTTAAACAACTTGCCATAGTATTCACATAAGTATGCTCTCTAAAGAATGCATCTAATTCTTCTATCAAATCATAAATCTCAGCATTATATAGATTATTAGCCTCAGCATCTTCAAGTAATTTAAGCCCATCTGTATATGACTGATATCTACCACCTGAAATATATAGTTTTTGGTATTCCGATATCTTTGTCAATTTATCTGATAGTGTAGGTTTAACTTTACTAATTAAATAACTTTTATCAAATATATCAGAAATATGATCTTTCCGTATAAATCTCCAGCAACATAATGCAGTCATGTATTTAATAAACATATTATCACCCTTTATGAAGTCATCATAAGAAACTAGATTATCAATCTTAGGAGACTTTTCTAACGCATCTAACTCTCTCTGTGAAAAGGTAAGATATTTTATAGGCATACGTTTAGTTTCTTCATACAAGTTGTCAAGCTTCATGTAATCATCATGATGAGTGTATACATAAGTAGCATTCCCTTCTTCCACAGATTCAATATTAATTCGATGTGATACAAACTTACAGTTTCTACCATCATTATATCTGAGAAGATCTTCAGCTACTTTACAATTAAAGTCTCCTGCAACTTTTTCACCTTTAGCAGCTTTAGTAGCTCGCATCTTAGATACAGTGTTAGCTTTTCTATCATCTATCCACTCTTGAGGAACCTCAATAGTATCAGCATCTTTAATAGATTCTAAAAGTAATGATGCAACACGCTGAAAGTCCTCGATTACACCTCTCCACTGATGCTTAGGGTAATTAGTTAACTTTAGAATATCATAATAGTTATCAACAGAGCTACTACCAGTTAAAGGAGACCTTAATGGATATTCCTTTTTTTTACGAATAAATGTAACTCTTCTAAGATTATTATTCTTATCATTATCAATTAAGTCTTGAGCTATTTCTCTAAGATATGCCTTTTTATGACCTCTCATTGGATCTTGCATTCTGAATTGATAATTGCTCATATCACTCCAATTTACATTTTTACCCCAATGACTATCTTTTACCTTATACATTCTACCATTCTCATATCTGTGACTACACGTATATTCTCCTAAGATATAATGAAACTCATGTTTACCAAATGTAGAAATGTCCCAAGTGTCCACTCCTTCAAGTTTTGGTTTAGCAAAAGGAATTGTTATATAATCTTTTAGAGAGTTAAGATTAAACTTTTTTCCAAATAAGTCTATATTTCTTGTATCAGCATAATAATAGTTTAGAAAACCATGAACGTCATCACTATCTATAACACTACTATTATATTTTTCTACATAATAATTAGAAAACTCACTTAACTTCTTAAGAATCTTTGACTTTGTTTCTTTTGTATAAATTAAAGACTCTCTATTAGGAGTTGGAAATAAACCATCTGTTAAACTAAATCTTAAACCTACAGGCATGTATATAGTTTCTACACCTAGCTTGTCAAAATCAAGAGGATAATAAACATTATCAAGACAAATATGTAACTTGTCATCTTCAGCTAGTTCAGAAAACTGAAATAGTTTAGATCTATGAATAGTAAAATTATTATCAACATCATCTACATTAAAGTATACATCCTCAAAGTATGCAAGCTGTTGCTTAATCTTTCTAAGAAAATCAGATTTATCACCCCACTTTATAGGTACAGTAACTTTTACACCATTACACTCTGTTGTAGGAGTTTCATTAATTAAATCAATAGTGTTTGTTTCCTCACCCTCATACATCATATACTTACGTTCCATACCATCTTTTCTACATGTAAAATAGAAACTACTAGCATAAGCTAAAGGAGCCTTGAAACCAAGACCCATCATACCAAGTTCTGTATCACTATTACGTTTAGTAGACTTACCATACTTACTAATAATATTTTCTACATCACCATGATCTAAGCCTGTACCAAAATCCTCAACAGAGAATTCCCAATTATTAGAATTATTCATAACTAATGATACAACTATAGGTTTATTCACCCCAGCTCGTCTATGACTATCAAGTGCATTACTTGCACATTCTCTAACAGTTGAACCTATTGCATCTGAATAAAGGTTCTTACTTAACATCTGCATCAAAACTTGTGCAGAATCCATGTCTAATGACATGCCTATACTCTCATTTTTCTGTCCTGAGTATAGAACATGTGCTTGTTTTTGTTTTTCTAATCGCATTTTACTATTTATTTATTTATTAATTCTTGTTCTCTTTTTACTAACCAGATTGATTTCCATACAAAATCAAATCTCACCTTTTCTTTATCATCTGCATGCTTAACTCCAAACCTACTGTTAATTCTATTACATATAGCTGATGTCCATACCATACAAGGATTACCCTGCCAATCTTTAGATTGTTTTTGTTTTGGAGGTCTTACAATTTGCATGTAGTTGAGGTCTACACCTCGTACAATCACTTCATCTCCTACTTGGAGATCTTCCATTTTAATGGGCCTATTTACTTCTTTAGTCATTTCCATATTTATTAGTTATATATATTTGTTTCCAGTTTAAATCCACTTTTTTTATTGGATCGTTTTCATTAGGTACTCTGAACTCATACGTTTTGTAAGTATTAGTCCAAGGTTTATTAGTCCAAGTATTCATACCTGAAGCTGTCTTCTCTACCATAGCAACTCTACACTTTACAGCTATGTATCGTGTTTTACCGTTATGCCATGTTTTTAATTTACTAACTCGTGGAATCTCCTCCACTACGTAATATCTCATCTCTGAGCCTTGGTTAGTAATAATTTCATCTCCTGGTTCTAATACACCAGGATCGTCTGTTAATGTTCCTCTAATCATTTTTCTGTTTTTAATTGTTTTTAAAATGGATCTTCTGCATCTTTTAGCCAATTGATGCTATATCCGTTATTTTCATAAATTAATGTATCCACTTTTGTGAACACACCTTCACTGTCCCAATCAACTCCTTTATAAGAAGCACTAGCTGGGTGACTTACAACAAATGTGTGAGCAAATATTCCTGCATACCTTTTGTATCGTCCAGCATCTTTACCAAGAAAGACATATGGTACACCTAGTGGGTTGAGAACTTCTTCAAACAAATACTTTGTGAAAGGTTCCCAATTAGCTATATGACTACCAGCTTTGTTCTTCTCAGTAGTCAGTGCTACATTAAGCATTAGTATTCCTTGCTCTGCTAGATAGGCCACGTTAGGAGATGGATCATAGCTTAGATTAAGCCCTCTGTGAAACTCAGTCTCAAGTGCATTGTAAAATTGCTTTAGAGAAGGTTGTACATATTCTGTCACTGAGCACCCCATAAGCAAACCATCTGCCACAGGTAGTCCGTTCTTAAATGTGTGATATGGACACATGCCCACAATCACTGCCTTCACTTCATCTAGTGGTGTTTCTTTAAAACATCTATAGACTTGAGATGACAAAGGAGCAATCTGTTTGCCCCTCTTACTCTCTTTCTTTAAGAATGCATATATATCATCGCACTCATTACTTTCTATAAATGTTTTCATTTTTCCATGCCACGATGGATGAAAGTGTTCTTTAAAATTATCCCATTTCATATTAATATTTTTTATAAGATTTCTCTTCAGTTAAATTAGAATTAGTTAATTGATTAATTTGCTTTTTAATTAAAGCTCGTTTGTCATTAGTAACATAAACAGATCTAGCTAAGTCTATAAACTTTTGACTAAAGTCTTTGTCTCTTTCACAATCACGAATGTCATCCTCTATATTCCATAATAAGGAATTTACTTCAGTAAGTTCATCATAGAGTTTTCTTAGTGGTGCCTGATGAAGATCTAAGAGCATTAAAACATAAGGATAGAGTGTTTGATGTTCATTTTTAACATTAACAAGTTTATCCTCATTATCCATTTTTAACAGTTTGATATCTAGAATTGACAATTTATCTACTAGTTCACCGTGTGATATTTCTATTTTCATTTTATTGATTTTATCCAATTAATTAAACTTACCTGTGGTGTCCAACCCAAGTCTTTCTTTATCTTACTTATGTCACTAAGAGATCGTTTAGCTTCTTCTCTAGCAGGTATAAATTCTATTTTGTTACTAAAAGCTTTAGCTACATCTATAATCTTTACCTCCTGACCAGAACCAACGTTCCAAGTGCCTTCAGTTCCTATTGCAGCTATGATAGCATCAACTACATCTTTAACATATACAAAGTCTCTGGTTTGTTGACCATCTCCTGTAACTGTTAGCTTCTTGTGACTTAAGTATTGCTTTAAAAATATGGGTACAGCTGAAAGGTAACCACCTTCAGTAAGCTGTCTTTCTCCAAAAACATTAAAGAATCTTAATACTGCCACAGAAACATGATCTGGTACTGCTTTACAGAGCGCTTCCATCATGTATTTAGACATTGCATATGGATTCAGTGGATCTAAATCACTATTTTCTGATAGAGGAAAGCTTCTTGAATTACCATACACAGCAGCTGTAGAAGCTACAACTATCTCTTTACAACCACATTGTCTAACAGCCCATTCAAATAAAAGAGCTGAACCATCAACAATCTGATCATGATACTTCTGTTTATTATTTAAACTTTCTTCTACAGATACAGGTGCTGCTAAATGAATGAGTGTATTAAACTGCATATCAGGTAAATGTCCCCACATAGTATTACCTACCTCGTAGATTATCACTAAAGGTTGAGGTTTTAATGGAAATAAGTTCTTAACCTTTCCAGTGCTAAAGTTATCAAGAATTACTATCTCTTGCCCTAACTTCTGTAGTTGTTCAGATAAATGACTTCCAATAAAACCTGCTCCCCCTGTTATTAATACCCTATTCATCAGTTAACACATAAAACATTACCGTCATCATCAATGTTCATTATTGACTGCACTTCTATATAGGCATTATCTAGACCATCAGCTATCATCACTGTTGGTGTAAAGTTTACCTTTTGAAATGTATTACCTTCATCATCTGCAGAATAGATAACTTCATAGTGTTCTATCTCAGGATTCTTTTTTACCATCTCTACGAGAGTATTTATATAATTTCTAACTGTCATAATTAAAACATTTCTAATTGGTTATCTGTATATCCTAAAATCTCATGCATAGCTAAAGGTTCATCCTTAATAGGCGTACCCTCTATTCCTAGAAAGAAATCATGAATGTTTACATGGTCTTGCATCCACCTTTGTGGGTGAGCATCTTTCATTGCAAATGTAACGTGATTATAAAGTTCCCACATACTTCCTTCAGCCCCATAATCATGAGTTGGTTTTCTAAGCTCTCTTTTAATCGTAGATAGTTGTGTAGCACTAATTATGCTCTCTTGAACAAACAACCTACCTAAAAGCTCTGCTTGTGTCTTCTCTGTGGCTTCATATGTTTTTAACTTATCACGATCTAACTGTAAGTTTCTAAACGTATCTCCACCACCTTTAATATACTCTGATATAGCTGATGGTGTAAAAGTTTGTATATCTCCTTGATGCTTTTTTCTAAATGCACCGTGATCACCTTTTACCATACCATTAGAACATATAATAATACTAGTTCCAAGAGCAAATTTAAGTGATAAACTTCTGTCATAACTGTTCTGCCATCCAATTTGTAATTTCATCTCAGTATCAGCAACGTTAGCTATTGTATAACGCCCATTTGCTATTTCTCCATCTTTTGCAGTAGAGTAACTTTGACTCTCTAGTGTATACCCTGATTGATATATACTTTCAAGTGTTAAATCTATTAACTGTTGATGACTTACAGGTTTGTAAGTTCTTGTTAGTTTTGGTACTGGCGCTGTTAACATTATGTCTCTTGCTGTACCACTGTCTTTAGTTCTTGCTTTCATTATTTTAAAATTTGTTTATTTATTAAATATTCTTCTATTATTTTAAGGCCATGAACTCTTGCAAGGTCTGCCCAGTCTTTAATTCCATCTTTTAGGAACTGTCTAGGAACATTACAATAGTCAAATCCAAACATCTCAGTAATCTTCTTACTGTTAGATACACCTGTTTCATCGCTATCAAATGACAGTATTTGTCTGCTTGAGTTATCAAGTAAGAATTGTACATTCTCATCAGAGAAACAACCCATACCTTCATTCTGAACAGCACAACAACATGGGTATAATTTCTTCATAACCATATAGTCTTTCTTACTCTTGTTGATAAATGCAACATTACAATTTGTAATATCATCTTTACCATCCATAGCGGTGATTGGCACGTTATTAGGCATCCATTTCCATCTTCTATCAGAGAATGGTCTATATATTTTCCAGTGACCATCATAGAGGTATCCAAACCTAAGCTCATTATCTGGTATAACAATACGCTTCTTGTTTAGATAAACCTCAGCGATTGAAAATACATTGTTAGCTTTAAGATCTTCAATATCTTGATAGTATTCATTCCAGTAAGCTAATTCTTCATGTGTGAAGCTTCTTGTCTTCACTTGAATAAAAGAATAATCTTTTGCTACCATCTCTGGTTGAGAGTAAGACTTAATTATCTTCTTATATTCTTTTGAATCAGATCCTGAACTTATTCCTAGATTAAAATCATTATCAATTTTAATTAGTACTTCATTGAATGTAGGAATGTTGTAAAGCTTCTTTACAAACTCAAAACAATCTCCCTTCATACTTGTATCACCAAAATCAATAAACATTATAGTATCTCCTCTAACTCCAATTAGGAACGATGGATTCTTCTCATCTCTAAATGGAGAATATGTTGCCTGTCCTAACTTCCAACCATTATTAGGCATATAAAACCTGAAGATATCATACTCTGATATTTTAGATAGTATTAGCTCTGCACTTATACGTACATACTTCTTTCCTTTTATCATAAGTTTTATATTAAAAAAGCCCTCAACATTTCTGAAGAGGGCTCTTATTATAGATTAGTTTGGTTAGTAGTCTGACCCTTCATCTGATATGTAACTATCAGAGGCGACAAGATTATCACCAGGGTTATACTCTTCTATTTCTTTAAGAATATAGTAGTCTTTACAACCGTACTCACCACTTACACGAACTGCAAAACGTTCATGTGGTTTAAGTTCACGAGGTTTTCTAGATCTCAAACTATCTAATGTTCTCTTATCTGTGTAGTCTACTAGTCTAAACTGTTTCATAGTATAACCACCTAAGAATCCTTTGTTATAGATACCCTGATACTCTTTAGTCTCACCATCACGCTCTTTAACAACAACAGTTGCTAATGCTACAACAGTATTACACCACTCACCATCTACTTCACCTTTAAGATCACTAATGTTACCACGCATAAGTTTCTTCCAGTCTAGCTGTAGAACTGTATCTGCATGACGGTAATCTAACTTACCTAACCATGTGCGAACAAAATCATACAAGTCTTCCTCACCAACATATGCAACACGATAGTCACGTCCTTTAGTAAACCAGTCCCATAAGTCATTCTCATCAGCAGCCCAAGCTGTCATACCTACACTGTTTATATATTGCTTTTTAGTTCCATCACGGTTCTCTCTTTCTTTATCTTCCAAGAAGAAACTTACTTTGTATTGATTCTCTGTTTTGACTTGTTTTAACCACACATCTACACGAAGATATGTATTACCGTCTTTAGTAGTTCCTAAATACTCAGTAGCTTTGCTATCTGGGTTTAGTTCCATTCCAAGTTTTGTACTATACTCTTCTATAGTTGGATTAATTGCAATTATGTTTGCTTCAAACAGCCCTACTTTCTTTGGGTAAGCTGTGTTTTCACTGTTGATTGCGGATTCTCTTTTTACTCCTCCAATTGTACTCATAAATTTTAATTTTAATTGTTATTTATTTATTAATTATAATAGTCTACTATACTATCTCTTACTGTTTGTAGATTGTTAGGTATTCTTGTTGTTTCAAACATACCATCTGGACTCTTTGCAGGCTTCTTACGAAATCTATTTGTTAGAAATTCATAAGTAGCACCACTCTTAGTTTCTTCTACATGAGTATACAAACATACAGTTAATAAACCTTCTAACAATACTTGATTGTCAATAAGTTTACCAGCTGTTTTAATTTTGTATCCCACTATCTCTCCTGCGTCTTCAATAGTCTCAGGGTGAGAGAAGTAAAAGATAACTAGGTCATCACGTAGTGCTCTAGCTGTTCTAAACATGTCAACCATGTCCTTAGCCATTACACTAAACTTTGTAAATCCAGTTTCCATAGCTTTTTCTACCATTCTGAAACCCATTAAGTAATTACTGTCTTCTATGACAATAGTTTTGATGTGTGGGGCTTTCTCCGAGATAGTTCTAAGCAACCTTGTAATGTCAGTTGGATCATCTACTTCTTTGTAATTTTTGTTTTCTGTGTTGTAAAGTTTCTGAGAACCTTTAAAGGGTAACTCTTTTTTTGCAACATTAATAATGTAAGTTTCTTCAGGGTTTAAGTGCTTTACTGCTGTTGACTTACCTGTCCCTGTTTCGCCAACAACTCCAATTAATTTTGAACTCATTTTATTTATTTATTTATTAATATTAGGTTTACAAATATACGATTTTTATACGTATTTAATCTTACTTTTGTCAAAGAATTCAAGTGCTTTGTTAAGCCATTTGTCTTCAACTTTCTCATCAGAAGATATAATATATATCTGTGCTTTCTTATCTGGAGTATCATATTCCATAGCCATACATCTATTAATCTTCTGTGCTAGATTCTCACCATTACTGTCAAAGTAATTAATGATAACCTTGTTTAGTGGTTTATACGTAACTCCTGTGTTACCTATCTTTACAACAGCCATGTGTGTACCTTTTCCTTCTGCGAAGTTTTTGAGTGCATCTTTGTCTTTAGACTTGCTGTGATAAGATGGTATACCAAGGCTATCAGCTATTGCTGTTACACCACAAAACACTAGTATTCTCTGATCCTTGTTATCATTAAGAATCTGTTTAGTCTTTTGTTTCTTAGCTAAGCTACTTTGTATAAGTCTCATACGTGCTAAACGCATGAACATACTATTACCACCAGAGTACATCATCTTGTTTATAACACCACTAAGGTATTTAAACTGTTGAAGCTCTGTTTTCTTTATTTTCTTTTTACCATACTCATTACGAGTTATGTTATCCAAAGGCACCTTGACTACTGTTATCTGGTAGTCAGCTATAACACCTTCCTCAATAGCTTTATGTATTGGGTAGTCAGCAATCACAGATATACCAAGTTCTTCGCTTAAAGTTCTTTTGGTCCATCTAGATAATGTACCTGTTAAGCCTAGTATGTTATCGTTCTGAGAGAATAAATCTACACAAACACCTATCTGGGCCTCTGATAATAAATGTATCTCATCAATAACAACAATATCAAATTCAGTACCTGAGTGCTTGTGTAGAGATCTATGAGTTGTGTAGGTTATATTGTCATTAATATACTCCATCTCTTCAAACTCTTCTATCCAAGACTGTTTAATCTTGTTATCAGGATATGCAATCAGCATAGTACAATTGTCATTCATCTGGTTTAAGATGTTGATGGTCGTTCTAATCTTACCAAACCTAGGACATAAGTTTAGGATCCCAAACTTACCATGGTTTAGCCAAGTGTCTGCAAACTCTGCCTGTCTTTTATCTCTTAATGTCATGATATAAAAAATGATTTATTTACTACAGATTCATAATCTGCATCAGTTATATTTCTACGTTTAGGTAACTCTTTGAACATACCTATCTGACCAAGAAACGCAAGACCAATTCTGATATCATCTTCGCCATAACTATTCTTGATTAACCTTAAGCTTCTAAAATATTTACCACCAAAGTCATCTCTAAGTTTGCCTAGATTATACCCAGATGGATCTTCAACATTATAACGCATAGGGTCAAACAAGGCCATACATATATCAGAATCATTCTGTGTAGTAGAACTATCAGCAAAGTCTTCCAGCTGTGGTTCAACATCACCATTCTTTATCCTGATAGGATTAGAAATAGATCGATTGAACTGACTAACTACTACTGGTGAGTGACCATAGAAGTCACGTGCATAACGTAACTCATCACTCATCTTGTCAATAGCTGCTTTCTTTGTTGGTTGGTCCCTAGTAGTCTTTAATAAACCAATATGATCTAACACTACAATAGTTATCTCACTAGGGTCATTAGGTATGTATACCTTATTGTATTTGTCTTGCTGTATTATCTCACCACGCTCTAGTGCATAAGCTTTTAGCTCTTTAGCAATACCTACAGGATTCTCTGGCCCATCAATGATTGTAACCACATCTTCAAGCTTTGTCATATAGTCTTCATACATAAGAAACAGATCATGCTCATCCTTAGTCATCTTCTCTGTCCAACCAAGTAATTTGTTAACAGGTATAATTATACCCTGATCTAAAAATATCTTACGAGATGTCCACTTTGCAAGCTTGTAGGTTCTACTACGCTCCATAGATCTGTACCACACTTTAATCTTTATACCAGACTTCTGTCCTTCTTCAGACATGGCCCAGTCTACAGGATTAAGTACAAATGCATCATCAATGAAGCTAGTCTTACCTGAACCAGTCAATCCACCAATTAAATAGTACATTGACTTTCTAATGCCAACATACCTATTGAGCCTGTCAAAGCCCATAGGTATACCACCATTTCTTCCGTCAAGGCCCTTCTGGACCTCTTCTTTTAGTAACTTAAAACTCATTAGTATCTTAAATCGTTATCAAAGTCATCTTTATCTTCTGGCCAGATGAATCCACCTATCCACATCATTAATCTAGCTACTACTATCCATAGTATTACACTTAATATTATTTTCATCTTTATAGTTTTTATTGTTTGCTAATTCTTTTAGTTTATCAAAAGCGTTGGTCATTCTTTTATCATCTGAATAATAATTGCTTTTAATCTTTTTCATCCACTCGTTAAATTCTGCTGTGTTTTCCATAATTTAAATATCTGTTGGACCTCCTGAATTTACATCTACATCATCCTGATCTTTATTTTGCTCCATGAGCTCTATAAAACTTTCAAATGTACGTTGATTCAAATAGGGAATAGAACCCTGCATAAAACTCATTATATTTTTTCTCTCACGTATTGAGCGTTCAGCTTTTTGTTTTACCTCATACTTTAGAGCATCTGTTAGTTGTTTTGCAGTGAATTCTCCTTCTTCTATAATAGTTTTAAACTTCCTTCTACATTCTTCTTTACCTCTACGTAATGATCTAGTTCCTTTGAACTGCTTACCATTAATAGTAAATGAATCTGTAGGAGGGTATTGTTTCCACCACTCTTCAAAGTCCGTTGTTATTGGTTTACGTTTTATTATCTTTTTAGCATTCTCATCAGTAACAAACTTTAGTAAATCTTTACCAATAGCTGTTATCTTTTCTTCATCCTTAGTTATTAATCCCTTTCTTATTAAGCTTTGATACAGAGCAGCAATTTTCATACTATCCTCATATAAAGGTTGTACGTCATACTGCTCTTCTATCAATTTAAGCAAATAAATCAGATCAAGATTATAACTTTTTTTGATGAGTTCTTTGAATACTTGTGGGCTTATGTGCATTCTCATCTTTTACTGGTTTTTCTACTACTATAGTAGCAGGTTTCTTTCTCTTTTTCTGTTGTTCGTATTCCCACTCTTGCCATTCTGCTTCCATTATATACTGCTTATGCAGTGTATCAAACCCTTCTTCAGCAAAACGTGATGCATGTTCCCAGTCTTCATTGATTAACTTAGACATTCTTCTTAGTTTTTGGCTTGTTCTTAGAACCTTTTGGTCTACCTCTACCTCTTTTAGGTTTCTTACCACCTTCCCAGGCTTCATTAACTTTAGGTGTGCTCTTATCATCACCCACATACTCACCTTTCTTATTACGAGCTCTCTTTGGCTCTTCAAAAGGATCTGGTTCTGCTTTAAAGATTTGATAAACTGTGAATAAGATACCCACGATAATAACTGTTGCCCATACATAGGCTGATGTACTTAAATTTAACTCCATTTTTCTGGTTTTTAATTATTAATATTAATTTTTGATTCTAAGGCCAAATTGACTGTGAAACCAATTTAGATTTTCTATTGCTTTATTTGTATTAAACTTGAAGACTTTCTTCATAGTTTTAATTGCATATTTATTAAACTCTTCACGTTGTTTAGATGTCATGGTCCAGTTAAAGTACCACTTATCATCATCTAACGTGTCTACTAGTCGCTTACCAACTATATCTAGTTGATATTCAATAAGGTGCTTCATGACATTACCTCTATTGATAGTTGCTTTTTTTTTCATTTACTTAAAATAGATTTAATTGATTAGGCACTACTGTATTTTTCTTGCGCTTTCCCTTAGTAAGAATCTTTACTATCATACTTTCTGCTTGATCTATATAGTATTTGTAGTTTATATTATCTACTGAAGAACCTTTCTCTAGATAATTACAAACGTGACACACCCATTCACCAGCTTCCACCTGACTTCTCTTAGCAGCCTTGCTATCAGAGTTGTGCTTCTTTACCTTGTAAACCTTCTCACCAACTTTAGCTACATAGTACCTAATTAGTTTATTATACTTATTTGTAGTATTATTCACCTTATCAATACCTTCGTAATGAAAGTCTCTAGATGCTTTCTTCCTGATACAGAAATCATACAAATTCTTATGATTCATAATAGTATCTTTAACAGGAGTACCGTGCACATAGTACTGCTCAAGAGCAATGGGAACTATTCTAGCAGACTTGTTCTTGTGTAGTTCAAAGTCTGTAAGAAAGTCCCCCTTTTTCTTGACATAACCATCAGGCATGATGGCCAGGTAGTCATTAACAGTGGAAAACAAGATCTTTGTATAGTCTGTACGTTCTAGTACATACTGTGTGGTCTTACACCACCAGTCATTGATCTCATGCATCTTAGGAATCAAGTCTTTTCTCACTTTAACTGTTACACCGTCTGTGTTAGCAGATATAATCTTGATATCATTAAGCTCATACTTCTCAATAAGCATCATTAGACTAAACTCACCAGTTATAGTGGTGAACATAGTTAACTGCCTATCATATATCCATGAGTTCATGTCAGATGATTTACCGTACACAGAATTGACTGCAAGTTTAAGTGCTCCTACAATTCCTTTAATCCTCCTGTCACCCTTAGCTTGTGGTTTAAGCTCTAGTCGTTTCTCAAACATACGTTTGTATCCATTCAAGAACTCTTTACCCAGGTGAGCAGGATATTTCTCATTGTTAATTATTATAGCAGGATAATAGCTAGCTACATCCCAATCTATAATCTCATGATCTTCATCTTCTTCAAACACTTCTGGTTTGTTTTCTGTATGAAGACCGCCTTTCATAAAAGAATACACATTATCATAGAAATGCACGTGCTCTTTGAAGTTATCCATGAGTCCTAGCTTACGCTTCTTAACACTGCTTAACAGGTCTTGTAGCTGCTTGGTCTCAAACTTAACGTAGTGAGCAATACAATTCTTCATATTGATACTCTTCCTAAAATATCCTTTACGTGGAAGCTCACGTATATCTATACCCCTTTCTTGACAGTAATACTTCTTGATGATCTCATCACCAATCTTACTATCAGAGTAATTAAGACAGCTTATACCAAACTCCTCTTCTATATCTCTACGAAGCTGCACTTGATTGTTACCCTTGTATAATGGGTGCTCTGTCTCACCTATGGTAATCTTATAGAACTCATAAGTTGCATCAACATCATTAAAACAATACTGCAATGACAAGAACACTTCATCCTTGGTCATGTTTGTCTTAGTGTGATGTATAGGCATCTCTTCAATGTTCTCAAGATCCATTTCAAACTCTAACCTCTTCAGGCTAACACGTCTGTTCTTATTGTCATAGTGGTGTATCTTAAACAAATCCATTTGCTTTAGAGAAAGCTCGTGCTCTCTGTACTCTGCAAACACATCATAATTAGCATCATGTATGACATCTTGGGCCTTCTGTGCAATCTTAGCACATATCTCTAGTCCAGTTAAATCATGCCAATGCTCATAGTTTCTAAGAATCCACTCAACAACCTGACTGTCAAAGCGTAGATTATTATAACCTACCCAATACACATCCTTGTTATCTTCAGTGTACTTAACAAATGCATCAAGCTGATTCTGCCACTTACTAACTGTAAAGCTCTTAGGTGTGCTCTCAGGCTTCATGCATACAACTATAAAGCATTCCTGCATAGTTTCTATGTCATATATAATTACATCATTCATTCTCTGTCTTTTTTAAATCTTTCCACTCTAAATAAAATCCAATTGCTACAATAACATTCATGCCTACACTACTGAGTATTTCGTATAGGTCATGAAAGTTATGTATAGACAAATGCACATGTCCAACCACCCAGAAAGGTATAGCCAAGTTGCCTGCTACCCATCTAATTAAAAAGGTTATAAACTTCATACTAAGTTATTGGTGAGCTTACAAAAGTAATCAATTTAATGAGATTACCAAATAGAAAATCCACCAGAATTTCTAAGAAAGTTAATAAACTCCTTAATCATCCACAATGGTGTACCGTGTGAAGGATAGTAGACATTACCATCATTACTAACAACACTAGTAAACATAATTGTACCATAAGGATAATCTTCGTTAAGTTTATCTGTTAAGTCATCATCAAGTAAACCTTGACTTCCTGATTGACTCCAAGAATTCATGTTACAATAGATTTGATCGTCAGGATCTTTTAAATTATCTTCTTCATCAACAACTTTTTCTAGTGCATCTGCCATAGCATTACACTCTTGCCAGTTTTCTAACCCCAATCCATCATTACCCATCCATGAATCAAAGTCAAAATTGAGTTCATATTGTTCTGCTGCATGTTTACATAACATAACTATTGGTCTCCAAGACCACCAATTACTTCTAAAGTAATAACCAGGATTCTTATCTTCCCACTTTTCTAGTGCATCCCAGTACTCTTTCTTTTGATCTTCAGTAATACTATCATCACTGTAATCAATCTCAGGCCTTTTACCTGTTAACTTTGGCGATTTGCCATAAATATCTACTCCCATAATTATTCTTCGTTTTCTTCGTTAAACTCTGCATGCTCTTTACAATCAGAGCATCTGTCTGTGTCATACCACCTTGATGCGCCACAGCAATTACTTAATTCTTCCATAATTATTCTTCTTCTAAATATAATTCATCATCGTTATCATCTAAAAACTTCATTATAACCTTACCATCATCTAGTACAGGTACAGTGAGTCCTTGTTCGTATTCATCTTCATCAACAAATACTTCAAGTAATCCATCAAACTCTCTCATTATAAAGTTCATCTCTTTGACACCAAAGTCTATAAGATTAACTGATACATCACCTGGATCAAACAGACCTATCTCTTCAGGTGTTGATACAACTTTACCGTCTAAGTCTAATAAATATGGATAAACAGGAAATCCGTTCTCCATGTACATTATTTCTGGTGTAACTTGCTCGTGTATTGATTCTTCAGTAAGCTCAAATACTTCTACGTGCTCTCTTTCTTCACTACCAGGATACAAATGATTCATGAACAGCATACCTGCTCTTAACTCTTCTGCATCATAGTGACGAAAGTGTAGTTCTACAGCCACAAACATTAGACAAATCTTACACTACTACCATGTTTAGTGAACTTTGTGCCACAATTGTCACATGATCCCTCATTAGTAATAAAATTAAACTTAATACCCCCTTTAAAACACGCTGGGCACATAACGTGAGGCTGCTTGTTGCTAGCCATTTCATCTGGTAATCTTTTTTGTCCTTCCATTTTTATCTATTTAATAGTTCTTTTCTCTTTATTAATTCACTCTCAACACACTTTGGACATCTGCTTACATTATCATATGCCCATTTTAAGTATTGTAGTGGTATATCTCTCATTGGTACATTCTTATGTTTACCAAAGTTTAATGTTTTACCATCTTCTGTTTTAGATTTGTGTACAACAGATCTATATCTTTTTGATCCACCTAATGTAAATTTAAGCTTCTTACCTCTTTCAGTAATCACTTCTTCTTTTTTCCTAATACTTCTAGTAACTAAAGAATAAGGTATATTGAAGTAACTAGCTGCTAGATTCTTAGAATGAAATGACTGTCCAGTGTTCCATTCTATTACACTTATATTTAAAGGAGACATACCTCAACCCATCCTTTCTCAGAGTGGTTTGCATCTGCAACATAACCATCATCTTTTAGTTGTTGTTCTAATTCTAAAGCTGCTTTCCATAGCCCTGGTTCAGGTATCTCATCATGTTCATCATCATAATAAACATCACCACGACACTGATAGAATCTATCATCTGGTCCTTGATCTATAAATTCAAACTCATAACCTTTTACTCTTCTGTAACTTTCCATTTTTTATCTATGTTTTTAATATTTCATAAGTTATCATACCAAGCATGAGGATTAGCATAAATATAATAATATATAAACACCCACTTGCATTACGTTGGTAATGTTCTCTTGTTCTTCCTTGACTTTCCATGAAGTCCCATTCTTTATGTCTACTCATCTCTTAAAAAGTTTACGTTTAACTCTGCTCCACCACGTAATGTGTAAGTATTCAGCTTCTGTGAATACATGTACATGGTTCTTTTTGTCTATAATACAGTGTAATCCTGTTGGAAGTACTATATGTCTTTTAATAATCATGCTCGTAGTATTTATTTAAGATTAATCTTTCTATCTCTCCTATTGTATCATAATGTAGAATGCCAATGATATCTTGGCCTCCACATGATATAATATGTGATTCAAACTCTGCAGGTGCTCCTGGATAACCAGCCATATCTGCGTCATACATCACTTGCTTCTCCTCTGGTGCATAAAAACCAGTGACATTGAGTACAACATTGTCATACTCAATCTCATGTGTGGTTCCATTAGCCATATCAATAGCCTATTTGTTCTAGCGCTTCATCTTCTGCTTCTACTGTATACATAGTATTAGCAATGTTGCACATAAATAGCACTCCAAACATGAATGCTGCTTTTCTAAATCTGTAAAACTCCGTGGGTGTTAATTTAATTTTTCTCATTTTGTATTTATTAATGGTTCAACTTATTTATTAATTAATAACAATCATTCAGGTTTTAACGCATAACCTTATTCCCCTGATATACTTTGCTCACTCAACCTCATACTTCGTGAGGTATCTACCCTTGTTCTACAAGTGAGTTTATCATTGTTATTATAATATACTTAGAGTGCTTATCCATTGTTGGCTGACACTATTTCAGAATAGTCAGTGGTATTGCTTGACTCATTTCTCTAAGTATAAGAACTATCATCTGCTCTCCTGCAGCGTTGAGGTTATCTAGAAACCAAGATTGTTAGTCTAGTTCTTTTTCTCTTTCTCTTTCTTTGCTTCTTCATAACACTGTTGACAAGTATGAACCTCGTCACAAGTGCATGTTAGCTCAGGAGATATCTTATAGAGCTCCCAAGCAAACTGTGCATCTTCAAAGAACATTAGCACCAGTCTTTATAAGTGCAAAGAGTTCTCATTGATATATTTGGATACATTAGTTTGATTTCATCTAATGTTCTATCATCAACGTTAACTAATTCAATTTCATAACTATCATTAGTACTAATATCATTAAAGGTTATAGAACCTAACTTATTAGTCAAGAAGTTCATAATTCCCTGATGAATAAGATCAGCTATATGAAAAGCTTTGAAGTGATCTCCTTCTGCTCTATCCATGTATGTATGTGGATATACTTTAATTGTATTTATCATAATGTTGTAGTACAATGCTCTTCAGCTTTAGAGCTCCCTAACTTAATATAAGCATAGAGAGAAAGTTATTAGGTGTTAGTATAAGTGTAGCATGTTAATGCTATATTTATTTATTATACTATGAGGATTATAAGAGGTGGTAAAAAGTGGATAAAAGTGGATACTGTGTACACGTCCGTTCTGTTACATACACAAAACACACGTAAGTTTACGTTTTTTAAGGCCCACCCTTGCTTATTCCCACCCTATATATAAAAGAGAGAGCTGTTACACTCTCTCCTTTTAAGGATTGTTGCTTAGAAAGCAACCAAATCAGATGGTTCAAATGTTTCAGGCACGTACTCAGCAACTTCAGTGATTGCACCTGCATTGATTAAGCCTTGACCATCAGGCATTGCTATCATTGCTAATACTAATCCTGCATTAGCGTACTCTTCTCCAACAACATGCTCAATGATTGGAAAGCCTGCAAGTTGTGACATTGTAATGGTCTTGTTTCTTACACCACTACCAACTGCAGGTGAGCAGTTAATACCAAAGCTTGTACCATCAGGTCTTTCTAATACAACGTGCAAACGCTTAGTCGGATGGTTAAAGTTGTTCTTCGTAAAGTTAATTGTTGCACCAGGCCCTGCAATCTTTGCTACTGTTCCTAATACTTTTCTTTCTACAGCAGTTCTCTGCTCAAATTTAATTAAGTTTTCCATTTTGTTTCTGTTTTTAATGGATTAATATTTGTCATAGGGGGCTACCCCAATGCTCCAATTTTTACGTGGGGTCTCTGAGGGGGAGGGGTCTCCTATGTTACACACACGATGGGGTGGGGCGTTTTTAAAAAAAAGTTTTCAGAAAATTTGGTTGGCATCACAAAAATGTTATACCTTTGGAGGGTGGGTGGGTTTAGTTAATACCACTTATAAAGTTCCAAGAAAGGAAAAAAAGAAATGTTAGACATAATATAGCATTGAAAAACAAAGAGATGTAGAACATTAAAATATTTATTGTATATTTGTGATGTACATATGTATAATAAGAATAACTAAATCATGGAAGAAAGAAAGATAGTCATACAAAAGCTACAGAAAAGCTTAAGTGATGAATATGCTATAGCTCAAAAGTATTATTCTATACTATCAGCTATAAACAATCTTGGTCTTACTAAACGTGAGATTGAGTTAGTAGCATTTACAGCTGTCAAGGGTACAATATCTTATGCTAATGCAAGAACACAATTTTGTGATAAGTACAAAACAACAACAGCAACAATCAATAACATTGTATCTAAGCTCAAGAAGATAGGTATATTTGTAAAGGAGTCAGGTAAGGTGAAGGTTAATCCCATCATCGTTTTAGACTTCAAAAAAAATTTAAACTTAGTAGTAAAGATAGTGCACTATGAAGAAACCGAAAGACATGACACTCAGAGAGTGGATAGTAAGGAAGATGTCAACAAAGGTGGTGATATCAGAAAGAGTGATAAACCAAGTGATAACACACCAATTTGATGGTCTTCATGATGCTTTAAAAACAAACAATAGTGTAGAACTTTCTGGGTTTGGTAAGTTTTTATTCAATAAGAAGAAAGCAAAGAAACATGTAAGTAAACTTGAAAAGATTAAACTTGGATACGAAAAGGTGATAGCAGATGAGAGCACCCCAGAAAAAAAATTAAATTTTATAAAGAGTAAACTAAGTAGACTAAACCTAACATTGATGTCATTAAAACCAAAACTAGATGATCAAGATAAAGGAAATATATGAAGGTTGGAGAAATAACCTTTTACCTCCAGAGAAACTAAAGGAGCAGATAGCTGTGGTGAGTGCAGATCGCCTAGCAATATGTAATGAATGCGAAAATCATTCTAAGAATCACTCCAATATACGACCAGATGCACACTGTATGGCTTGTGGTTGTACACTCTCTGCAAAGAGTAAATGTTTATCATGCTCTTGCCCTATCGAAAAATGGAAAGCTGTATTAACAGAGAATGAAGAACACGAATATAACAAACATGAAGCATCTAAAGTTAAATAAAATACCAGTGACATCACTTATTCATGTACTAACTAAGTTATATGAAGAAGGAGCAGACTTTATTGATATAGAAGGAGAACCAAGAGAGGATTCAGAAAATGATGTAATAAAAGTTACAGTTAGACCTGAATATTATGATGGTGAATCAAAAACAGAAGAAACAGATCCAGAATATTTATTTACAGAAGTTAAACCACCTGAGGAAGATATAAACCCTATATCTGATGAAGACATAAATGATCTGATATAAACATGAGTGCAACATATTACCACAAAATAACTAAATTACTAGCAGAACTTAAAAGAGATCATCCCTCTCTAAGTCTAGGAAAACACTTAGCTACATCATTCGATGGTCTAGAAACTAAGTATTTATGGGGATTAACAGATAAGAACCTATATCACACATTACAAAAATATCAAATTAGTATAGATATGGATGTACCTCATGATGAGTCTGAGATAGATAAGATACTACGAGATGGTATGAGAATCAGTAACATTCATGAATTAAATGACGATGATGGATACTAATAGTAATCTCATCTTCATATATTGGGAAGATGGGTGGAATGAACAAAATACAAATGGCAAAGAAAACTACATACATAAACGCTGAGCTTGATTGGGCAGAACAACAACTACTTTCTTGGAAAGAGTATGTTGATGCTAATCCATTACATAAGCTTGAAGATAGGGTGAAATACAAAGAAACATCAAATGGAGGACAAATTCCAATGGTTGTTGCAAGTATTGAGTCCCAAGGTAAATTTGTTCAAGATACAATGAAAAACTACCTATCTCTATTAGAACAAGTTGATAAACTACGTGAGAAAGAAGAAAAGAAGAAAATAGAAACAAGAGGTGGTCAAGAATTAGGATCTATGGCTGAAGAGTTTATCAAGAGTAGAAAAGAATGAAACTAAAAAGCATAGACTATAAGGATTGGATGATTAATCAGAAAAGAATTCCTGATAAAGATTCTGAAGAATACAAACCTTTCTATGACTTTCATAAAGAGTTATGTATGAACGGATGTATGATGGATGGTACATATATAAACCCATTCCTATACTGGCACTTAAATGCTTGGCATACAGAAGTTGATATTATAGATGAATATGGTAGAATCAATCAGAAGTATGCTAACCCACTACTTAGAGATAATGAATGGTTAGTAACTAATGAAATAGATAGAGCCCATAAAGAAAAGAAAGGATTAGTAATACTAGGAATTAGACGTTTTGCTAAATCTGTAATAGAAGCAAGTTATATTGCTCAAGGTGCAACCTTTGATGAAAACTCTCAGAATATTATTGCAGGACTAAACGCACCTGATATTAAACTTATTACTGATAAGATTGATAAAGGTTTAAACTTTTTACCTAAAGCTTGGAGGTGGCAGAGAGTAGAAGATAACTGGAAAAATCAAGTTACCTTAGGAATTAAAACTAGAGGTGGTGAAAGAATTCCATTTTCACAAATACTTGTTCGTAACTTAGATGATGGTAACAATGAAGAGGCTATTGCAGGTACAAAACCTAGAAGACTAATCATTGATGAAATAGGTAAAGGATCTTTTCTTCGTGGACTACAAGCTGCAATACCTGGATTTACAACACCATTTGGATGGGGATGTAGTCCTATACTTACAGGAACAGGTGGAGATATGAAAAAGTTCATGGATGCAAAATCTTTAATGTTTGATGTAGATAACTTTAACTTTCTTACATACAATAATGCAAAAGATAATAAACGTATACACGGATTATTCATCTCACATAAATATAGAATGGAAGCTAAAGAGGATTCAACTCTTGGAGCTTTTTTAGATAAGCCTAAATCATCTGAACTGCACAATGTAGAGATGATGGTATCTAATGAAGAACTAGCTAATAAAGTTACTAATGAAAACTTAGAAAGATTAAAAAAGGCTGGAGATAGACTAGCTTATCTAAAAGAAAAGATGTACTATCCACAAGAGGTAGATGATATATTCTTAAATGAAGACACAAACATCTTTGATATAGAAGCAGCTAAACGTCAGAAGCATAGATTAATAGAAGGTGAAAGAACAGGAACTCCTGTTATATTATATGATGATGGTGAAGGTGTAAAGCATGATTTTACAGATAAGCGCCCTATTCTTAACTTTCCATTGAAGCATACAGATTTAAAAGATGCTCCTGTAATTATTTATGAATTTCCTGTAGATGATCCACCTTATGGCCTATATGTTGCAGGTATTGACCCTTATAGACAGGGTAAATCAGCATATAGTTCATCATTAGGATCAGTATACATATATAAACGTATGCATGCTATATCTGGTGAGAAATACCAAGATATGTTTGTAGCTAGTTATTGTGCACGTCCAGATAAGAAAGAAACCTGGGAAAATCAAGCACGATACTTAATAAAATATTACAATGCAAGAGCATTGTGTGAAAATGATGAAATATCATTTATAGATCACATGATAAGTAAAGGAGATGCTCAATATTTGGAAAGACAACCTACATGGTTAAAAGAAATAGTACCAAACACTACCGTAAGACGTGATTATGGTATACATAGATCATCTGAAAAGATTAGAGACTTCTTACATGGTTGTCTCAAGAAGTACACAGAAGAAATTGTACACTCTGAGACTAACGAAGATGGTGAGGTTGTTTCTCAAATTAAAGGTATGGCTAAAGTGTTAGATCCTGTACTACTAGAAGAAATGATACAGTATAATGAATCAGGTAACTTTGACCGAATCATTGCAGCTGAGTTAGCAATTGCGCTAGCTATGAAACTAGATCCCATTCTTGGAAAAGCAGGGGAACAACAGGATGTAAGATTAACATCTATGGTCAACCGAAACAAAAAAAATAAACTATTTACACAATCCAGAGGGTTGTTTAATAGAAAGAAAAATAAACTTTTTTCATAATGGCAATTATAAGATATACAAAAGAAGACAATGTCAAGTATGCTTACCTAAACATCTTTCCTGACCAGTTTAAAACTGAGAAGCAGAAGAAAGATGATAGTTGGGTAAAGAATACTATGGATTACTTTGCAAATAAGGCATATTCAGAATATGTAAAAAATAGAGACACATTTGTAAAGAACTATGATCTCATGAAAGGAATATTAAGAAAAGAAGATTTCTTAATTGATGAGCCAGAGGTTAAAAGTTTTACAGATATGTTAGAGAAAGATATAGATCTTCCTGCATATGTAAAACATTATTCAATCATTACTACTCCTGTAAACGAACTAGTGGGTGAGATATCAAAACGCCCTGATTCATTTAGAGTGAAAGCATTTGATGATGACAGTCAAGCCCAAGAGTTACAGTTTAAAACAGATACATTACAAGCTTATATAATCAATCAAGTTAAACAGCAAGTGATGGCAAAAGCTTCCATAAGTGGTCAAGAAGTATCTATGGAAGATATTGAGGCAATCACTATGGAGCAAGTAAAAGATCAGCTAGATAGTTACACATCTGTTGCTGAAAAGTGGGCTAATCACACACTTACATCAAATAAAGCAGACTTTAACGTAAAAGAAATGTCAGAGGATGCTTTTAGAGATTTACTAATATCTGCAAGAGAGTTTTATCACATATATGAAGATAACTCTAAACTTGGATTTAACATAGAAGTGGCTAACCCAAAGAACACTTGGTTTCTTACAACACCAGATAAAAAATATATATCAGATCCAACAGGAAGATCACAAGGAGCATATGCTGCAGGTACTGTTGAGGTTATGGAAATCTCAGAAATCATTGAAGCTTTTCCAGATCTAACTAAAGAAGAGATTGATCATTTAAGAAGTTCATTACAAGACTATGGACTAATTGATGTACAAGAGTCAAACCTTGGTAATCCAAGTGTTGATCCTGGAATAGATTCTATAAACTATGATACATATGATCCATTAATCTTACAGACACGTATGATTATTGAGTCAGAGATGAAAGAGAACAACGATGGATTGCAGGACTTTTTAGGTCTTACATCTAATGTGTCTTCATTTGGATACAAGTATGTTGTTGTAAGAAGCTATTGGATATCTAAAAGAAAAATAGGTAAACTTATTTATATAGACGAATTAGGTAATGAACAATCAACTCTTGTAGATGAAACATACAAGTCAGGTGATATGCCTACACAAATATCTCTAGAATGGGGATGGGTTAACCAATGGTATCAAGGAACTAAGATTGGTCCAGATATTTATCATGTTAAACCATATAAACTTCTAAACTATTGCCCAATTATAGGTACTACGTATGAAGTAAAGAACACAGAGGCACGATCTCTAGTAGATCTAATGAAACCCTTCCAAGTTATTTATAACGTCTGTATGAATCAATTATACAAGCTTCTAGAAAAAGAAGTTGGTAAGGTTCAATTAATGTCACTTAGACATATCCCTGTTCCTAAAGATGGAGATGCACAAGATGCACTTGATATTTGGGAAATGGAAGCTCGTGAACGTGGTGTTGTATTTGTTGATGACAGTCCAGAGAATCTTAAGAGTCCAAGTTCATTTAATCAATTTACATCTTTAGATCTTACAAGAACACAAGAGATACAAGCTCGTTATACACTAGCACAACAAATGAAGGTAGAATGCTGGGAACTGATTGGTATGTCTAAACAACGTATGGGATCAGTGGCTGCATCAGAAACAGCTACAGGTACAAGAACAGCAATGCAACAAAGTTATTCTCAGACAGAGCCTCTATTTATTGCTCATGAGTATGTGTTGGGTCAACTATACCAATCTATTATTGATGCATCTTTATATGTTGAAAGTTCTAAACCAGAATCTACCCTGTCATATATAACAAACGAAGGAGAATCTGCATTTGTTCAAGTGAATGGATCAGAGTTAAAACTTCGTGACTTAAAAGTGTTCTTAACTAATAGACCTGAGGATACTCAAATGTTTAATGAACTTAGACAACTATCTCAAGCTATTATTCAGAACGGTGGCACACTTTATGATGTAATCGAGCTTTACAGTACTAAGTCTATGAGAGATATGAAGAAAACTTTCAAGGATCTTAGAGATAGACAAGTACAACAGCAGCAACAACAGATGGAGTTGCAACAAAAACAACAAGAGCAACAAGGTCAAATTGCACAAGCTCAAATGCAAGAAGCTGCTAGAATGACTCAAGAGAAACAAGCTAATGAAAACTTACAAAACGAACTAGATCGTGTGAACAAAAAAGAGATTGCAATGATAAATGCAATGTCTAAAGAAGGTGGAGCAAGTGCTGATCTTGATGACTCAGGTACACCAGATTCACTAGAGATAGAGAAATTAGCATCTCAACAATCTAAAGCTCAAAAAGATTATGAAAGTAAAATGGCTGATATAAATTCAAAAAATACTTTAGCTCAGCAAAAGTTACAGATTGAAAGAGAGAAAATAAAATTAGCTCGTGACAATCAAGCAAATGATCTTGCTGTAGCAAAAGAAAATGCAAAAGGTAGAAATAAGAAAAACTAATTAATTAAATTAGGAGAGTAGAAAATATTAATGCTATATTATCTAGAAAAGTTGTAAGAAAGGATAAAATATACTTTGATATTAGATACTCTTAGCTTAGTTTTACATAAGTAAACCAAATACATAACAAAATACAACTACATATGTCTGATAATTTAGATAAACTCGGTGATTTCGGTATTCAAGATACTGTTGAAGCTGGTGCAGGAGATACTCAATTATTGAATGATCTACTTGCTCCAGAAACTGCTTCAGGTGACCCTGATGATGTTGAACCTATAGTGAATGAAATAGATTCTCCAAAACAGGAAGTAAACAATGATCCCCCAAGAGGTAAAGATATCACACCACCAAAAAGTGCGGATGGTAAAACTGATGAAGAAAAACAAACAGGAGAATCTTTAATAGCTGACTTTTTAAGTGATGTTCCAGAAGAGGAAGAGGCTGAGAAAGAAGTTACTTCTAAAAAAGAAACAAAAGCAAAAGATACACCTGTTGAGGAAGATGTTGAAGAAGATCTTGAAGAAGAGGAACCTAAAGAAGGAAATCAATTCACTGCATTAGCTAATGATTTATTTAACTTGGGAGTCTTTACAAAAGAGAACGAGGAAGAAGTATCAATAAATACTCCAGAAGAATTTCTAGAAAGATTTACTGCTGAAAAGAAAAAAGGAGCATCTGAGATAGTTCAAAACTTCATTGGTCAATTTGGAGAAGATTACCAACAAGCCTTTGAATCTATCTTTGTAAAAGGTGTAGATCCTAAAGAGTATTTCGGAACATACAATCAAATTGTAAGTTTTACTGAAATGGATTTATCTAAAGAAAATAATCAAGTATCAATAATGAAACAAGCATTAGCTGATCAAGGATTTGAACCAGAAGACATAGGTAAAGAAATTGAAAGATTACAAAATTACGGTGATTTAGAAGCCGTATCTACAAGACATCATAAGGTGTTAGTAAAGAAAGAAGCTAAAAAGCTTCAACAACTAGATAAAGAAGCTGAACAGGTTGAGCAACAAAAAGTTGCTATTAAGAGCCAATATGTAAATAATGTTCAGACTATTTTAAATGATAAGCTAAAAGAAAAAGAGTTTGATGGTATTCCAATCAACCCTAACTTAGCAAACGAACTACAAGACTTCCTATTAGTAGACAAGTGGAAAACTCCTGCTGGAGAAAATCTCACTGACTTTGATCGTGCTATCTTAGATTTGAAAAGACCTGAGAATCATGAAATGAAAGTAAAGGTGGGGCTTTTGATGAAGATTTTAGAAAAAGATCCTACCCTAACTACTATACAGAGAACTGGTGTGACTAAAAAGTCCAATCAGTTATTTGGGGAAGTAGCTAGGCAAGTAACTAGGAGCAAGTCAGCTTCTAAGACTTCAAACAAAAAGACCAAACCTAATTCATGGTTTTTATAATAATTTAATAATTTAAAACGAATAAAATGGCAATTCAAACAATCCCAGGTCTAACTGGTTTTACTTATGCACGAGTAGCTTCTATGGATAAGCGTGCTGTAGGAAAACTAACAGACGCAAATCACTTAGAGTCTTTCCACTCTACTGAGCCTGCGGACTATGATAAAAAGATTATCAGTCTGTATACTCAATCTTCATTGTATAGCAATGATTTCCTTGACATGATCAACAAAAGCACTCCTTATTATATTGATAATAATAGTGATGCTTGGAAATGGAAAATCGCTGTACCTTACAAATTCCCAAAAATCATTGATATTCCTGATTCAACAGCTGCTATGGCTAAACCAGGTATTGATGGTCAAGAGTTTCAGTTAATACTTGATACTAACGAATTCTCTAAAAATGCTATTATATCTGTAGGAACACGTCAGTATGGACCACGTTTCTACGTAATTAAAGATCCACAGCCTTGGAATGCTGGATTTATTTACACATTTACTTTAGTAAGTGACAACCCAACTGTAGATTTTGTAAGCTCTACTTTCTTATCTACTGGTATCGAATTAGAATTAGTTGATGCTGCAATTGGAGAGTTTGACCAAGATTTATTAGGACTTCCAAGATTGGGCGAAGAGATCACTATGTTTGAATCATTAGGTTCTGCATATGGATACGAGCACAAAATTACTGAATGGGCTGATGACAAAATGTTACGTGATTCTTCAGGTAAAGCATTAGACATCTTAGTATATGCTCCACAAAGACGTAATCAACTACCTTTAACAAGAAATGATGTTAAATGGGAGCCTTTCGTTGAGTTCTGGATGCGTAAGTCTATGATAGAGTTGAAAGTTAAGAGAATGATCTGGGCTAAGCCTGGAACAGTTAAGACTAACGGTTCTAAACAAGAATTAAAAAGAACTTCTGCTGGTGTATACCACAGAATGAGAAATAACGGAAACTTAGTACAATATAATAGAGGTGAGTTCTCTGCAAACTTGATTCGTTCAGTATTTGGAGACTTATTCTATAGAAGAGTAGACGTTAAAGATCGTAGAGTTAAAATGTATACTAATGAGGCTGGATTCGATGTATTCCAACAAGCTCTTAAAGATGATGCACTTAACTCTGGATTAACATTTATGGCTGATTCTGGAAACAGATACATGCAAGGAGAAGGACAGTCTATTACTTATAACTTTGCATTTGATGCAATGGTTACTCGTGAGACTGGACGTGTAGAACTTGTTCACTTAAAAGAACTAGATTTGCCACAAACTAATCTAGAATTCGGACAAAACAAGAAGTCTACTCCTGTATTCATGGTATTTGATGTTTCTCCTCAGTCTGATGGATCAATGATCAACAACATCCGTGAGGTACGTATGAAGGGTGCACCTTCTATGACTTGGGGTTATATTGATGGAACTCGTCACCACTTAGGTTTTGCTAAGTCTCAAGGTATGAGCTCTGCTAATAAATTCCCAGGATACGAAATCTGGATGAAAGATCGTTGTGATGTATTCATCGAGGATTTATCTAGAACTGTACTTATCGAAGAGATTCCACAGTTCTAAAAAAAGAGATATAAAGTTGACTGTCCCTAGTCAACTTTTCTCAGAGAAGAGTCCCCTCATCCCACACTGTCCCTCCTCAGAGGGGATATTCTTCTCGATATAAGAATGCTGAATTAAGTTTCTACCTGTTCAATCAGAGCATTCTACAAATAAATAAACCAAAAACTAATTAAACTACATTATGGGTAAAATAGGAAAAGTTTCTACTATCAAGAAACAATACAATAGTTCTCAATTGCAAACTATGGATAGTAATCTTGCTCAACAAGGTATGACAAGAATTCCTGGAACAGGAGTTTTTAAGTATCCTTATAAAGAGTTAGACGGTAAATACAGAACAGGGCTAGACCCTACTGCTGGATACATTAAACGTATTCAAGATCCTACTGAACAAGAACTAGAAATTGAGCGTGTTACAGAACTTAGAGATAAATTACAAGCAGTTTTAGGAGATATTGACTTAGGACCAAGAGCTAAATTCTGGAACTATGCATTATCTACAGGAGTAAATGATACAATACATGTACAACCTGTAAAACTTTTAGATGGAGATAACTTCTACGATCTAACACAACCTCTTCAAGAGCTAGCTTTTGCATGGTTGAGAGTGCATCCAACGGTTGCATCTTCTTATCAAGCATGGGAAAGAGGTGAGTTTCCTGCAGACACACAATTCTATATTGTTAATGATGATATTGAAAATGCAATTGTCTACAAGAAAAAACAGCTTATTAACAAAGCTATTATCAAGTTTGACTCAATGAGTCCTGAAAAGAAAAAGAAAGTTTCAAGACTACTTGGGCTTCCTGTAACTGATGAGACAAAAGAAGAAGTTGTATATAACCAAGTTGATAACATGTTGAAACAATCTGAAGTTAAGTCTGGAAGCTTTAAAGGGTTAAATCCTGTAGAAGTATTTAACAGATTTGCTGATATGAAAGAAAATTTACTCCATATTAAAGATTTAATTAAACAAGCTATTCAACATTCAATTTACAGAGTTAAACCGAGTGGAAAAATCTATGAAGGTGAATACGAAGTAGCAATGGATGAAGAAGAATTATTAAAATATTTGGTAGATGAAGATCACCAAGAAGACTTAATAGTTCTAGAAAAAAAGTTGAAAACAAAGAAACTAGCTTCTGTATAAGAGGCTAGTTTTAAAACTCTTTTATAAATGATACCAGTAGATAGTTTATTATACAAAATAGACCAAAAACTAAATAAACTATCAACTAACGAGCATCAGCAAATTCAACTTGAAGATAAGATCTTAGCTTTGAATGAGGCTCAGATTAAGTTGATAAAACAAAAAGTTGATGGTTTTGCAATCCCTAACAAACTAGGGTTTGATGCTTTTAAAAAAAGGTACGAAGATTTACAAAATTTAGTTATAGATTTTACAAATCAACCGCTATCTTTAACAGAAACTAATACCGAACTACATCAATGGGATGCTGATTTAACTTCACTAAAACCTGAATACATGTTTTATGTTGATAGTTATGTATTGGCTGATAAAGGTAAATGCAAAGATCGTAAGATATGGATTAACAAGGACTTAAGTAAACATGGAGACTTATCTCTCTTACTTAATAATGATCACTACAAGCCTAGCTTTGAGTATCAAGAAACGTTAAATGCAATATCATCTAACACTATTAGTATATATACTGATGGTACATTTACTCCCAATGATATTTACATAATGTATATGAGATATCCTGTGTATATTAACAAAACAGGTTATGTCATGATGGATGGAAATCCATCTACTAATCAAGATTGTGAGCTTGCCTCATATCTAGAAGACGAGCTTTTAGATTTGACAGTTCAAAATCTTGCAATGTATACTGAAAACGCTAGTGCGGTGCAAAGTGCACAATTCAGAATACAAACTAATGAATAAAAATTAATTATTAACCTTAAATCATAAACAATGGCTGATTTTTCATTAACCACGTTATTCGTGGTGCCAGTAGGGCAAACTGCTGTCCCTAGCTCTGGTTCGACTCAAGATTTAACTGCAGGAACTGTAGGAATCTTTGATCAAAATTATGCAACTGTAACTGCTGCTGCTGGAGCAAATCCTGCTAGTGATGCAAAGTACATTTACATCGCTCAAGGTAGAGCAAACACTTATTTACAAGGATCTAAAAGATCTGACAAGATTAAAGGATGCCCAACAGCTGGTGCTTCCTGCAATTCAAATGTAACAGAATGGTACAAAGTATCAGGTTGTGCTACTGCTGCTAATCAAATTACTGATGTAACAGACTTCAAAGTACAATGTGGTGAAATCGTAACTTTAACATTACGTGCTCACTCTTCTTACATTGATACACTATACTTCAATGGATTTACACGTTCTGTAACTGTAAATGCTCCATGTTGTGAATGTGGTGGTGATGTATGTACTGATGTAGATGTTAACGCATTAATCAACTCTCTAATTGTTAAATTACAACAAGAGGCTCCTGGAGATAATCCAGACAACGTTTCTTTCAACTCTTTCTTTACTTTTGAAAATGTTGGTGGAACTAAACTTAGAATCGAAGGTAAACCATTAACTAAATATGGTCAACCTTGTGATGTTGCTGCATTCCCATTCGAGTATGACAGAATGTACTTCAGTACTTTTGTATACGATGGACCAGCTACAACTGCTGATTTTATTGTTGCTGACGCTTGTAATATCGTTGCTAACTCTGCTGTAGTCCAAAAAGCATCTTATGCTTCTGGAGGATCTGAAGAATTCAAGCAATTAGAAAAGAACTTCTACAGCTACCAAGCTGGATATTTAAAGTCACTATATAGAATGGGTGGCTACAATGAGAACTTTGAATCTTATGTGACTGATGGAGTTGTTTACGATAGCTACTACATTAGATTTAACCAATTAGATAAGGCAGCTTATCAATGGGGAGATTACATCATGCAAGACTCAACTGTAATCATTGCTGTACCTAATGCTGACACAAGTGGAATTGCTGCTCTTATTGAGCCAATCCTAGAAGATGCTTTAGGACTTGTTGATGATGACAACACTTGTATTACAACTACGACTACTGCTGCTGCTTAAACAGCGTCAGAAGTAGGGATAGAACATTAACATAAACCTATGCCAGAGGTGAGAGGATTATCTCATATCCTCTGGCATTTTTTTTAAAACAATAGTATGGCAGCCACATTACAATTAGATATTATAGTACCTCCTACCTATAGTACTTCATTGCTTGCTGTTACAGATGCATCTGTCTATCCAGACAGCCCACCAATTGTATCAGCTCCAACAATTGAGATAGAAATACCAAATTTTGGTAAACAGATATTACCTTTTCTACCATTAGAAACTAATATCTTTGGATCAGACACTTTAGGAATAACTGAAGATGGCTGCAAACAAGCATTACCTGATGGTATATATAAATTAAAATATTCAATAGCTCCAGCATATGTAAACTATGTTGAGAAGACTATTATGCGTGTTGACAAATTACAGGAGAAATTTGACAGTGCATTTTTAAAACTTGATATGATGGAGTGCGATAGTGCTCTTAAAACTCAAGCTAGTGTAAATTTAAACACAATAAACTTTTTTATTCAAGGAGCAATTTCTTTAGCAAATAATTGTGCTGAGCAAGATGCTCTTAAGTTATATACAAAAGCAAGCAACATGCTTGATCAATTTATAAAAACCAATTGTGGTTGTACTGGTAACGGTAACAATTACATAATAAACTTTAGATAAAAATGGCCCAGTGTGCAAATTGTGGTGCAAAGGTAGGATGTGGATGTCAGTTAACTAACGGTCTATGTGCTCATTGTAATGGTAATTCTAAAAAGGAAGTAACAACATCAACTTATGTTAACACCCAGATTAACAAACTGTCAGGACTGTCACAAGATACCTGATTTACTTAGACAGATAGACTGTAAGATAGCAGAGCTTGCTAACGGTGCATACAATAATGTTGTATTCATGTTAGGTGATTGTGTTCCTGCTACTACAATTGTTCAGTTACTAGCATATAAACGTATATTAACGTTTAAATACTGCAATCCTCATTATGGAGGATGTTCGTCTGTCAATGATATTGCTGGTAAAGTTATTCGTTTAACATCTGGATGTGTTGCTAAATGTAACGAACCTACAGTATGTGAAATAACAACATGCCCTATACCTATAGTACCAAACCCAACAACTACAACAACTACTACTTCTCCAATAATTTGTGAGTTTAGTGGAAATATAATTTGTATTCCACCAACAACCACTACAACTACTACTACTATATTACCAGATTGTAGAGTTGAAGGATGTTTCCAAATTAGAGAGATCCCACCTCCACCTCAATGTGATGCACCTTTTAATACAAATTTACCAGAAGGTTTCCCTGATGGTATAACAGGTAACGGTACAAAAGTATTATCTAATGGTGTTCAATTAACTACAACTTATACAGGACCAACAATTTCACCTTTTTTATTAACAGATCCTGGAACAGAGGAGTTATGTGATGGAGTATTGATTAATACATATAATGATACTGACAAGACTCAGCTACCTCTAATAATAGGAGGATCTATAGTTTTAGAATTTGACCCACCTGTAGTTTCTGTAGCACTTGTTAGTACTGGATACGGATACAGTAGTTTATTAGGTGAGGTAGAAACTATAACTGTAGAGTCTTTAGATCCTATTATAGGTGAAACATTACTTAGCTGTAGCTTAAATGAAGCTAATGCTACATACGAAACAACTCAAGTTAATGAAAATCAAATTAACTTAACAGGTGTACAAATTAGCCCAAGTTTACAAACTGGTATTACTGTTATTACACCAGAAGCAGGAGGTATATCTAGATTAGTATTAACTAACACTACAAGTCTTCCATTAGCTGGTGTAGCATTTGATTTATATGCATGTGGTGGAGTAGCTCCAACAACTACAACCACTACAACTGTTATTCCACCAGGTCCTGAGTGTACAGAGGGGCTGGATGTAGCATTTGTAATTGATTATACTGCATCTATGACTAGTGTAATTGAAAATGTAAAATCAGGAGTAGCAGGTATTGTAAATGCTATTTATACTCAGTCAGGTGCTGGTGGGTATAGATTAGCTCTAACTACTAGTGATCAATATTTTGATACAATAGATCCATATTATGGAAATTGTTTTGATTATTTACAATTACCATTATCTCAAAGATTAATAGAAGGACCTTTTCCAACAGCAGCACCAAATTCTATTGACACAAACATAGTAAGTACTGCTTGGGAAAAATTTAGTGATAATAATCAAGCAACATTTAATGCACAACTTCAAAAATTAAATGAAGGTGTAGATGGTAATTGTATACAAATAGGAGAGGGTGCAGCTGGTCCAGAACCTTGTGATTATGTTTCCAAATTAATTATAGAATCAGATTTTGTAGGAGCATTTAGACCAACTGCTGCAAAGCGTATTATTATATTAACTGATCAATTTCCAGGAAGCACTAGAGATTATTTTGACGTAGTTACTTGGCAAGGTATACAAGATCTAATTACACATGCTAATGCAAATGGAATTAAATATTTTGTTTTAGGTATGGGTGTTAATTTGGTTGGTGGTCCATATCCAAATACTAATCAAAGTGTTGCTGGTATATATCCATGGAGAGAGTTAGCAGAACAAACTGGTGGAGATTGGAGCTTTGATGCAACTTCAGAAGAAATACAACAGCAAATAGTAGCTGGATGTGAGACAACTACAACTACAACCACAAATCAAAACTAAGTAAAGAAAATGATAATATTTATAACATTAAGTTTCGCAGGTGCAGAGTCAGGTCCTTTTGATCTGTACTCTGATGTTGATGGTTTTACTACACCATTTGCACAAAATGTAAGCAAGGCTGACCTTTTATTAGGTTATGAAGCCGTAGCTCCTGATGGAACAACAACTGTTAGATTGTTAGATTTAGGTGCAGACTGTGCACCCTTTACAACAGATATATACAACTGTGCTACACCAAATTGTGATTTCTCTGGAGAGATTAATTGTATAATACCAGACTGTAACTTTAGTGGAACAATTGTTTGCCCTGCGCCAGAAACTACAACCACCACTACTACTGGATATCCAGGATTCTCACCATGTACTTGGTCAACTTATGGAGGTAACCCTGGAGAAATAGCTGTATACGACTTTAATACTGGTTCATCAACCGTGGTGTTAGTACCTAATGATTTTACAACCACTTCAGGAATAAACAGACCTATCTGTTCTACATCAAGTAAGTTATGGTTAGCTGGCTATCCTGCATCTTCTACAACTTGTGGTAATATTAATATAACTAAACCAGAAGGTTTCCCTAATGCTGTAACAGGAAATGGAACAAAAACATTATCTAATGGTGTAGTGTTAACTACAACATATACTGGTCCTGCTCCAATATATGATTCACAACCAGGAAATTGGGAGGTATGTGATGGATTTTACCTAAATCGGACAAATACTAGTACAAGTGCAAGTTTCTCATTAAAAGTTAATGGAGAATTGACTATGGAGTTTGATCCTCCTATAAACTGTATTCAATTTATATCTAGTGCATGGGGTTATAGTGGAGATCCAAAAACAGAAGGTGATATGGAGATTGTATCTGTAACCAGTGCGTCTTCTATTATAGGTGAGCAGATTATGCAATGTACTAGAGGTAATGATCCTGAAGACATTCCTACATACCAAACAATACAGATAAGTCCAAATCAAGTTAACATGCAAGGTTATCAGGAGTTTGAAAATTCGTCTTTTCAAGTTGGATCAACTAGAATTATATCAGAAGAGAACGGTATTTCAAAATTAGTACTTACTAATATATCTCCAACAAATGTGAGGGGAGTAATTATTGATTTCTATGTAGACGATATTTCGGTTACAAATAATCCTACTGGACTTCAATATATTAGAGAATGGGATATAGATACATCTGGTGCTACACCAACTCTATCTTTTGTTAGAGAAATATCTATTGACGTAGATAATCTATCTAACCAAGGTATATGGGGAAGTGAAATAACTGCAATAGCTACAACTACTGACAATAATACATTACTTGCAGGATTTGGTGCAAGAGATAATGGCGAAACTAGTATGGGTGTTTACTCATGGGATATTTCTACATCTGGTAATATTTTACTAAATGAAAGTAATAAAATAGATAAAGCATCTGTAAGTTTTGGTAATACGTTTGGAATTATAACAGAGCTTACAGGAATGTTTATCACTAATGATGACAATGTTATTCTTTCTGCTAGATACTACGAAGATGAAAGTCCTAATAATGCAGCAAACCGTGTAAGACAATATGAAGGACTAGACTTAAGTTCTTGGACATCATCATCACCTGTTATTAATTTACAACAGCGTGGTGTTCCTGAATTTACCACTGCGTGGACTAGTACAAGTAAAGCTATGCCTGTATGGGGCGTAAATGGATTATTACAGGTAATTCAACCAGAAACACTTCAAGTATATAACATTGATCAAATAGGACCATACAATGCTACACTGTCAGGTACAGTGGCTGATGATACTGTTTGGATACACACATCAACTGGTTGTGCAAATGTTAATATTCAGTATGATGATTGTGAAGGAGCTACGTGGATACCTGCATTAACTGAACAAATTGAAGATGAGTGGGTATATACAGGACCTGCTACTTTTACATATGCAGGAGTTGAGGTTACAGCTAGTGCCACTCAAGATAATATGAGATTACAATCAGGTGATACTATAGGAGGTATACCACAAGAAGGATGTAGTGGAATATCTAACCCATCTGCAAATAATGTATTAACAACTCTTAAAGGTTTTGATTTTACTATTACGTTAAGTTTTTCACAGCCTGTTAATAATATTCCTATTAGAGCTGCTGTACTTAATAGTCAACCTGACTTAAGTTCTGGAGATGTTTATACATTTGACACAAACACAGGAACACCTACTGTATCAATTAGTACTGGATGTAATGTTCAAGTGCAAGGAAATAAAATAGGTGGAGGTGTACCAGATTACAATACTGAAGGTGACGGAGAGTTTATTGTATCGTCTGATGAAAACTATACAATTTTAACTATATCTGGTGATGCACCAACTGGAGGACCATTATTATTAGGTTGTTTAGAAGTTGAAAAAAACTGTACATGGGCAACACCTTTTAGAGGAAGTGCTGGAGCTGATACAGTGTTTATATATAACCCACTAGCTAATACATATTTACCACAATCTCTTTCAAATGGGTTTGGTAGTGTATTTGACTATCTCAGAGGAAATTTTAGCTCAGAGAATATTTTGTTTTTTGCAAAAAAAGATGGATCTGATCTTCGTATAAAAAGATATAATATAGGACAAGGTTTAACATACATTGATGAGATAGTAGTAACTGCTCCTTCTGGTGAACAATTTTCAGCACCAGTTACATGTGCGATAGATGATAATACTCTTTTATTAAATACAACCCAAGGAACTCTAGGGTACGTTGGTAAAATATATAAACTAGTAATAAATTCAGACGGTACAACTACACTAACATTCTTATTTACTTTAGAAAGTGAGAGACCTTATTGGACATCTCCGATATTTTCAAATAATAAAATAATATATCAGAGACTAGATACTCAAGATATTGGCGATCCACGTTATATAGTTCAAAGGGATTACGCTACCTTAGATATAGAACTTGAAATAAATGTAACATACTTAGACATTGGTGGATCATCACCAGATGGGTATCTTATTCAGAACACTACCCAGTCTATGTTTTTCTATGAGGATAAAATGTACATACTTGTAAGTGGTATTAAATTATATGAAATAGATACAACTTTCCCTTACAATACTACATTAATAAATGAAAACACAGAATTCTTTGGTCCAGGAGAATTTAATAATCAATATTTAAGAGCTTGGAGTAATTCAGGTGAATGTAGTTCAAACCTATCTTTCATTCCAACAAATGAAACTACAACAACTACCACTAGTGTAACAACGCTACCACCAAATGCTCCAAATACAATATGGATAAAGTTTAACCCTGTAACTCCAGCATAGATAATTTATGAAAGCAACACAAAAAATAAAAGATAAGTTAAGGGAGATTCGTAGATCAAATCCAGGTCTTACTTCTGTCTGGTATGGTTATAAATCATCTAATGGAATTAACACAGGAGAGTTAAGTGTTGTATGTGGTGTTGAAAAGAAAAAACCTCTTTCAGAATTATCTGACGATGAGATTATTCCAACTGAAGTTAAAGTTGGAAGTCAGTCTATTAAAACAGATATTGTGGAAATAGGTAAACCAGAGCTACTAGGTACTTGTAATTCTGCATGTGGTGAAAACGCAGGATCAGCATCAATACCTAACAGATCATATACAAGACCTGTTAAAGGTGGTTTATCTATAAGTAGTAATAACACTAACACAAGTGTAGGTACATTTGGATTAGTTGTAAAAGATGTTGCTACAGGAGCCATATTAGGACTTAGTAATAATCATGTTACAATTGCAGATGCATTTTATACAGACTCTAGAGATTTATCTGGAGTGATACAAAATGATTATGACCCAACAAATAACATATACCAAGGAACTGAAGGAACTGTTGCTGGAGGTAGTTGGGCAGAATACTTTACCTCAGCAAATATAATTGGAAGAGGTGTAAGATATGTTCCTGTACACCCAAAGAGTTCAGGATTAGTAAATAATGTAGATGCTGCATTATTTTCATTAACCGAAAATTCTATAGATCTTAATGAAAGCTTCAAACAAGTAGGATTAGATTCAGTTATAACAAGTAATCTTGCTTTTGCTACAACTTCGGAGATAGACAATGCTCTTGCAAGTAATCCAGAATTATATAGTTCAGGAAGAACAACAGGTCCTAAAGGTGGAGCTAGTTGTCCCATGAGAATTTTTACAACAACAGGAGGATTCCCTATTTCATATAAAAGACAAGGAGTAAACACTCAGATTGAAATGGAAGATATTATAGGATATTTTAAACCTCCTTTAGAAGATCCTACATCACAAGATCCAAGTGAACTTTGTTGTAATCCAGTAAGGGGTGGAGATTCAGGATCTGCTTTAATTGCTAATATAGGAGGAACTATAAAAGTGATTGGACTAGTTTTTGCTGGAGGTGGATCAGGATGTGATGGTGGACCAAATTCATATCAAGTTGGATGGGCTTGTAGAATAGATGAAGTAGCTAACCAATTAGGAATCACTAGTCTTGATGCAGGTGACAAACTTACTATTGTAAATAACGCCTCAATAGAGTATGTAACTCAAATTGGAGGAAGTGATCAAATAAATAAAGAATGTGACGGAGCAACTTATTGGCAAGTTGGTCTAACGGACACATTAAATAACCCTTGTTAAAATATAAAATATCATGTCAAATAATTGCTCAAATTGCTATAACGGATGTACTCAGATATGCTCAGATAAATGCGTTAAATATACAGGGGTAGATGTCCCTGTTCTAGGAATAAAAAATGGAGACTCTCTGTCTTATGTGGAGCAGTCAATAATAGGTTTTCTAACTTCAACACTTGATGGTACAGGAATATTTCCTGTAGTACCACAGACAGATATATGTCCAAGTTTACAAGCAGAACTAGACGATTGTAATCCCCTTTCATTAAATAATTACTTAACAGGAATCGTAAAGTTTTTATGTAGTTTAGAAGAACAAATTTCAGGAGAAGGAGGAGAAACACCCTTACCAGCCTATGACCTAGATTGTATAACTATACCAACCACAGATACAAGTGACACGTTTGCAGTATTACAAAGTGTGATATATAAGGTGTGTACAGTGGCTGAGCAACTTAATGATTTTATAACTTTTGTTGAAAACACTTATGTTAGAATTTCAGATATAAATACGTATATTGAAAACTATATACAAAATGATCCAGGTCAACAACTTATTGCTAATAGGATGGTTCCATTTTCAATTGTTGCTGCTACTGGAGGTGCTGCATTTCTTAACAACTTTAATGCTTCTGGTGCTGGTATAGGTGAATGGGAAAGTATATATTTGTGTAATGGTGAAAATGGAACTCCTGATTTAAGAGGTAGAGTACTAGTTGGAACTAGTGATGGAAGCATGGGTGGTGCAGCAATGGATGTAACTGTAGATCCTGCTCAACCTGATAACCCAACTTATACAATATCAACTGCAATAGGTAATAATGGTATAGTTTTGACTCAAGGACAAATTCCTTCACACATACACGATGTTACTCTTGGACAATCAACACCTACAATAACCCCTACAGGATGGGCAGCAGGACCTTACCTTGGTGATAGTATACCAGGTGGTGGAGGATTTGATGGTGGAAATAATGCCTTTAGACAAAGACAGTTTAATGCAAATCCCCTTCCTCCACATACACATAGTGTTACTCTTGATCCTACAGGTGGTGGACAATCACATAGTAACTATCAACCTGGACGTGGAGTATATTATATAATTTACATACCTTAAAACAAAATAAAATGGCATATCTACCTGTAAACCCTTGCTGCACTGATGTAGTTTTAAATAACCCTTGTGGATGCACAAGTACATGTAATCAATGTACTAACTCCTGTGGAACAAATGGTACTGTATCGAGCACAGTTGTGTACGATGGTCCAACTCTTCCAGGATCTGGTGTAGAAGCTTGTGACACAATCAATGTAGCATTATCAAAAATAGACTCTGTTCTTGTCGAGTTAAAGAGTCAAGTTGCAACTAACACTAGTGACATTGCTTCTATTAAAGAACAGATAATAAACATTAACTCACAAATAACAAACATTAATAACAACTGTTGTTCATAATGATGACCGTACTACTAACCATATCCCAAATAGGATTTGATAATTCTCAATTTGACTTATACTCAGATCTAGATAATTTCACTACCCCTTTTGAAACAGATGTATCAGACACTGACTTGTTAAATGGATACACTAGTTCTCTAGTTCCAGATTACACAAACATTGTACGAGTGCAGGCTTTAGGTAAGTGCGTCAATTATTTGGATATAGTTTTAGAAAATATAACAACAACAACAACAACAACTTTAATTCCTTAAACCATGTTAATACAAATAACCATAACCATTCCACCTGGAGGCGCTGCTGGACCTTTTGACTTATATTCAGATGCGGACGGATTTACAACTCCATTTGAAACACAAGTCCCAGCTGTAGATTTAGTAGCTGGATATACAGTTACACTTCCTATGGGAGCAACCATTATACGAGTTTGCTCTGTTGGTACATGTGAAAATTGTATTGACTTACCAACTAATTGTCCAACAACTACTACTACAACAACTGTTGCACCAACTACCACAACAACAACAACGGTAGCCACAACAACTACAAGTACTACAGTAGCTCCGACAACAACTACAACAACAACTGCAGCAACAACTACAACAACTACAACTGTTGCACCTACTACTACTACAACTACAACAGTTGCACCTACAACAACAACTACTACTACAGCAGCTACTACAACAACAACTACTACTGGAAATCCTGAAAAGTTAAGTTGGGAACTTACAACTACTACAGCTTCTGAAATATTTGCTGTAGGTATGCAAATACTTGTAAATGATGTTGTTCAGGTTCAGGAAAGTATTGATGGAGCTAATTATCCATTGACAGGTGAGATTTTGGTTGGTACAGGAGCAACAGTAAAAGTTATAGTTACAAATCAAAAGACTGGAATACATACTTTCCAAAACAGAGCAACATTACAAGGTCTTGGATCACCAGTTGTAATCTTAAGTGATACTCAATCTGCAACTAATTCACATGTATCGAATGTAACATTTACTAAAGCTGGAATTACAGAAGATCTTGAGGTCATTGGTAATATTATAGTAAATACAACAACTACTAGTACTACAACAATTATAGAAACAACAACTACTAGTACAACCACTGCAGCTCCAACAACAACTACCACTACGACTAGTGCTGTAGGAGCTTGTGATTTAGGTACTATAACAGCAACTGCACCTTCTCAAACTACTACAACTACTAGTACAGTAGGTGGGTTGACACAAGGACTGTTGAGTCCATTTGGACAATCAAGCAGTACTTCTGCATGTACACAATCGATGACATATGATGTTTGGGTAACAAACGTTAATTCAAATGGTTCACCAACTACTAGTTCTGTCGTTTATCAAAATGCGTCAGGTACTACTGTTTTTCAAGGAGCAACAGCAGCACCTTGGCACATCTATGAAATGTCAGCTGCAGGTGCAAGTGGAGCATATTCATTTGAGATAGATGGAAATGGTAATGTTGGAGGACCAATTACCATATGTACAATATAATTTATAAATTTTAAAAACAATATAATATGGCCTTTACCGTAAATGTAAAAATAACAGCACCCCATGGAGCCGATTCAGGACCTTGTGATATATATCAAAATGGTGACTTTTACCAAACTCCTGTAGCTACTGGTGTATCAATGTCATCTCTCATAGCACCAGCTGGTGTTGATGTAGGAGTTAATGCTAGCACAACAATTTTAAGAGTTCAGAATACTGGAACGTGTACAAACTTTGAGAATGTTGCAATCCTATTTTCATAATATAATATGACAGCTTTAATAAAAATAGATACAATAGGTAAAGATCTTCATTTGTTTAATCTCTATTCTGACATAAATAACTTTACAGCTCCATTTGCAACAAATGTAACTAGAGCTGAACTGTTAGGTACAGTTAAGGTAGATGGTTATCCAACTGATCAATTACCTGATCTAGCAACAGTTGTTAGAGTTATGGCAATTGATGAAGGAATATTCCTAGATATTAATGTATAAAAAAGTCTTGTTTTGTTGGTTTTACAAGGCTTCTCCTAGGGTTATTAGTAGCCCTGGGAGTTTTTATTTATAACTAAGTTGATTATAAATAATAACCTGGTTTAGTAAATTTATTTGTAATATCCAAAATAAATTTTATATATTTACAATATTTTTTAACTAAAGCACAATTAAATGTCGTACAATGAGAAATTACTCAGACAGCTAGAGGGACTACTGGGCTGGAAGAAAAGTAAAAAGTTTTATGCTGAGAAGCTAAATATAACAGAAGATGAAGTAGATGAACTAATTAAAGAAATAAGAAGCAGAGATAAAGATGAAGGAGAAACGTTTCTAAGAACATCAAACACAACAGAAACCTTTGAATCACTAAAGAAGGTTAATAATGAGAAGGGGACTATGGAGAGTACAATTACTCTTGATTACGAACCCAAAGATTACTTGGAGCTAGCAAAGCTTCATAAAATAGACTTAGACAAATACATAATTACAAACTATTGGTCTAAAGTGCTTCCAAGTGGAAAGTTTACTTCCTCAATATTTTCAAAGAGGAAGACACCAACAGATTACACAGCTGAGGATTTCAGCAAGTTCCTAGAGAACTATAAATCAAATTACATTCCAATCCCCTCACCAGAGAGAACTAAGAATAGAGATGTTACAGATGTTGAAATATCTCTATCTGATTATCATTTAGCAAAACGATATGTTGATGGTGATAACAATCCTGCAGTAAGAGTAAGAAGATTTTTTGAAGTGGCTCAAAATTTGATGCACAAGGTAAGATCTGTTTATGATGTAGATAAGGTAGTATTTCCAATATCTAATGATTTTTTTCATACAGATAACTATCAAAACTCAACAACAAACGGAACACCACAAGACACTATATTAGATTATTCTTCTGAGTATGAGTTAGGTTTTGCAATACTTGTAGATACTATCAAGATGTTAAAAGCAAACTCTAATCATGTAGAAGTTATATTAGTGCAAGGTAATCACGATAGAACAAAGTCTTTCTATCTAGCACATGCATTAGATATATACTTTACAGATGAAAAGAATATAAGCTTTATAAGAGATGAAGGATTAATAAAAGCAACTGTAGTTGGTGAAACATTTATAGGTTACCATCATGGGAACTGTAAGATAGATCAACTACCACTATTGTTTGCTACCCATCCAAAGTATGCATCTATGTTTGGAAATGCTAAATACAGAGAAGTCCATACAGGTGATAAACATCATTACATGGCTAAAGAAATAAAAGGGGTTAGAATACAACAAATGCCTAGTTTATCTGGTACAGATAGATGGCATAAAGATAACAACTTTGTACATAGTGTACGAGCTGCTCTTGCTTTAGTTTATGATGATAAGCTTGGTAAAGTGGCTGAATTTGAAGAAAGAATATAATTATGGCAACATTAAGAAAATTGGTTTCAGATGTGCGATCTACGCATAAGATTTTATCAACTGATGCGCTTATTACAGACAGAGCAATTGCTTCTGAAATAAGAAATAATGCCTTGACGTTAATTAAAAGAGAAACCAATGTAAGGAAATTATGGGCGAGTGATACTCTCTTTACTACCATTCCTTGTTTAGAGATGGTAGAAGTTCCTATTTCAGAATGTTGTGAATATGCTGACCCTTGCACTGTAGCAAGAACTAAATTTAAACTACCTAGAATATCAGAAGGTAATTATCAATACGTAATTCAAGGTGTTTATTCTATAAACGCTATGGGAGGGAAAGGTACTAAATTAAAAGAAATAACAATAAATAGATATTTAAATATACTAAAACTTAGAATAATTAAAAAGGACAGTTATTTTTGGATATCTAACGGTTACTTATATGTAAGTAATCCATTATTAAAATCAATAAGGTTGGCAGCATTGTTTGAAGAAGATGTACCTAATGAAATAATGTATCCAGATTGTGATTGTGGTACAAATTATTCTATAGATGATTTGTGTAAGAATCCACTAGATAAAGAATACGCACTTCCTGGATACTTAGAGCAGCAAGCTCTTGCAATGACTTCTACAAAACTTTTATCTACATACTTTCAAATTAAGACAGATATGAGTAATGAAGGAATAGATGGACAAGCACCAAACGCCCAGCCTACAAACTAATAACAAATGGCTAGAGTCTCTGTTGATTGGAGAAGTGCAAGTAAAGATAACTACAATGATTTCTGTAAGAAACACCCTTTGGTGAATCTGTCTTTTGATGAGTGGAGAAATATATTGTATCATTATAATGATACATTTAAACACTATATATTAGAAACAGGAAAGAAAGAAAAGTTAGTAGGTAGCCTTGGGCAATTTTCTATAAATAAAAAGAAAAGAAGAAAAGTAAAAGGTGTAGATGGTAAAGAGTTTGTTAACTTACCTATTGACTGGCAGAAAACTAAAGAGAAAGGAAAAGTTATATATAACTTTAACTATCACACAGAAGGATATTTCTTTGGGTGGATGTGGTTTAAAGAAAGCGCTAGATTTAGAAACTCTGAACTATGGTACTTCAAGCCCTCAAGAATTACCTCAAGATTATTATCACACTATATAAAAACTGACGATAAGTACCAACACATGTATCATGAATGGAAAAAATAAGTTATGTCATACTACTATAAATACAATTTTATTTCCCCAGAGCCTATTTACGCTACTGTAAAAGAAGAACTTAAAAGTTACTTTGATACAGGCGCTGTAGATGATTTACTATTCCCTACTTATCTAGACAAATGTCTACAAAAGTTAGGCAGGACTACCTATGTCATTAGTGAACAAGTATTATTCATTGAGGACTTTGAAGCTAGGCTCCCAGACAACTTTCATGCTGTTAGAGAAGCATGGATGTGTGCTGAGATACCAGGAAATCCTTATCCTTCCGCTACGTCATTTTATTCACAAGCAGCTAATGCAACAACTATACAAGTATCTCCATTAACTATAGGAGGAACTCCTTGTAATAATCCTAGCTGTCAACACCCAAGTTGTGATGGAACATGTATGCCTGAATTAGTTCAAGCAGTATATAAAACAAATAATGAAATAGCTAGATCATATAGACATAGTTATTTATTAAGACCAGGTAACATTTCTACAAGACAACAGTGTGATGTAAGTTACAGAAATGACTGGAACAACTTTGCACCACCTGTAAGAGAATTCACTCCTGGATCTTCAACCTATGATTCATTTGATATTAGAGATAATAAGTTTGTAACTAATTTTAGAAATGGTGTAGTTCACTTATTGTTTTATGCTACAGAATATGACACAACAGGAAATCAATTGGTTCCTGATAATTATCGTATAGCAGAGTATGTTGAATCGTTTCTTAAGTTCAAAGTCTTTGAAACACTAACTAATCAAACAAATGATGAAACTTTTAACCAACTTCAACAAAAGCTAGCTTATTATAAACAAGAATATAATGAGAAGTATATAGAAGCAGAGACTGAAATTAAAAAACAAACTCCTTGGGAGAAACAAAGGAGAATAAAAAAAGACTTGAGTAGGTTCAACAAGTATGAACTTCCAACTCGTACAAATAGATACGGTACAAGAAGAAGACGCAATAATTAAGGATTATGGCTAAACAGCAATCAAAAAAGGATTCTGACAAAACAAAGAAGCAGGGTAACATTAGATTAAATCCAAGTGTTGCTAGAACAGGATTAAACCTAGACAGCTCTATTAATCAAGTTGGTCCTGGAAGGCTTACGTATGCTTTAAATGCTGCTGTAGAAAACTTTGACTCTAGTTCTGTAAACTATCAGAATGAGCCAGGTAATGAGTTGTGTTTAGATTTTCCTTCAGGGTATAAACTTATTGGTTCTCATTTTATTTCTGAGAAGCGTAAGAATATATTCTTTTTAGCCAACCCAAGTACAGGAGGTAGCGAGATTGGATTTATGGACAATAATGATTGTCAATATCAAACACTTGTAAATGCTCCTTGTCTTAACTTTGATGTAAATCATCCAATTCCTAAAATTGTACATAGAATAACAAACTGTACAACAGAACTCTACTGGACAGATGGAGTTAATCCTAGAAGATATTTAGACATAGAAAATATCCCTTATGTGATTACTTTAGAACAAGATGGTAGCGTTTGTAATTCTACAGAAACCGATCAGCTTGATTGTAATCAGCTTAAACTTCAACCTAACTTTGACATACCTCAATTAATGATCACTCAGATCAGAAATGTAGGTAATTTAACAGCAGGTACATACCAGTTTGCAATTCAATACTCAGACGCAAGTGGTAATGAACTTACATCATACTATTCTGTAACTAACCCTTTACCTATTGCTGATGAGTTTACAACAACAGTAAACTTTGATTACCCAGTGGGGAAATCTATTGTTGTAGGTGTATCTAATTTAGATTTATCAGGACAGTTTGAATATTACAACTTAGCCGTAATAAAAACTATAAATAACATAACTTCAGTTGAAATTGTTGGTACATATAGTATTGAAGATTCTACAAGAGAAGTAACTTATACAGGAGGAGATCAGTCACCTATACAGCTTTCTATATCAGATATATTTGAAAAGTTTCCATATTATGATATTGCACAAGATGTTACAGCTGTACAAGATGTTCTTGTTTGGGATAATCTTACATCTATTGACAGAATTAACTACCAGTCAATTGCAAATCAAATAACACTTGGTTGGGAGACACACAGAATACCAGCAGATGAAAATTATGCAGATGAATTAAACGCTGTAAATCTTCGTGGATATATGCGTGATGAAGTGTATGCATTTGAAATTGTATTTTTATTGAAGAATGGTAAACAGACAGACGGTTTTCACATTCCAGGAAGAGAAAGAGGTAATAGCGAATCTTATCCTGATGTAGCTGATTCAGGACCTAATCAAAATAACGATTTTATTGGAGACCCTGACTACTATGCTGGTGATGTAGGATTTAAACCTTGGTGGAAAATATATAATACAGCTTCTGTAACAGGAGCCTCTCCTGGTCAATCTAGTAATCCAAACTACAAAGGGCCTTGGGAATATGGTGAGTTTTCATACTGGGAATCAACAGAAACGTATCCTTGTGAGCCAGATGTTTGGGGAGATTTATCTGAACAACCTATCAGACATCACAAGTTTCCAGATGTAGCAGTGAGTCCTATTATAGAAAACGGAACAATAGTATATGACAATAATAAAATTGTTCCTACAATGCAGAACGATGCTGTATTTCCTATTGGTGTACGATTGGATAATTTGCAGGTATCTACATTAATAGAGAATTCTGGACTAACACAAGATCAGAAAGATGATATTGTTGCCTATAAGATTGTAAGAGCAGATAGAGGAACTAATAAATCTGTTATTGCAAAAGGTATACTTAGAAACGTAAACAAGTATACTAGGGATGAAGAAGACTACTACTACCCTAATTATCCATATAATGATTTATCTTCAGATCCATATGTATTAGCAAACAATAATGCATGGAGTGCTGAGTCTAAACCATACTTGGTATATTTGCAAGCAACGGAACCAGATACAAGTACTTTTCTTACAATATTACAAGGACTTGAAGTAGTAGTGAATGACAGTGAGGGTGTATTTGAGTACACTAGTGCACTGAATGGTAAAGTGACACAAGCAGTTATACAAGTAGATGAAGTTGTTGAAATCTGTTCATTAACAAGACCTGTTCCACTTTTAGGTAGGATGGTAATTGGTCCTGGTGATTATGATGTATGGAGAGTATTTACTGACAATACGTCCATTCCACCTTCATGTGGACACAGGATACGTTGGCAAGATCCATTCACTGATTGGAATGATACACCTTACGTTAGTGAAGTAGCTAGAACACAATATATGTTTGATAATGGACCTCTAGGTAAATCGAAGAAATATACAGTTATTACTGAAGTGGGAGCACCAGAACCAGAGGTTATATATTGTGGTAGAGTTTGGATAGGCTGGTGGGTAGATTGTTGTAGACCTAGACAGACAAAAATGGAGGAAGAAGTGTTTGCTGCTGGAGAAGTTGAAAATCCCCCAGGAGTTAAAAAAGGTTCTGATTTTGAAGGAGATAGTACAAGTAATAATGGCTGGTACGGTAGGAGAACAAAAAGTAGAAGATCCTCTTTAGGTTGTAATGCTGAAAAACCACAACCTTCAATTGGTGAACAAGAAGATGGAGAAATTACATACAGACAAGTATTTAATTCACCAGAAACATCTTTTGGTCAACCATTTTTAGGAAGTGTATTAAAGCTTGAGAGTGTAATGTTTGGTGCTGGAAAAGCTCATTGGGTACAAGTTAAAGATAATGCTAACTACAAACTTCTTTCTAAAGAGGCCCAACAAGATGCATTAGATAGCTCAAAGAAAATGGCTGACTTATCAGATCCACAAAGTTTAGGTGTGATGTTTACGGCATATCAAGCATATCTAACTATCTATGTAAATGGTATTACAAGAAAGAATTATGGAATGTCATTTAACTCTAGAGCTAATTATGATTATTCTTATGATATAGCTAATAACACAAATGGAGGAATTAAACAAAGGGATATAGATTTAACTAGATACTTGATACCAGGTGTACAATCATTAGGTCCTAAGGAAGAGTACTCTATAAATAACTGGAACAGAGAGACTTCTGTATTTATAAAAACATTAGACGAAAGAGAATTACCTAGCAATGCTACGGTGTCCATTCCTCCTATACCTTTTCCAAGTCAAACACCTAGTCTACTTAGTGGAGGAGATCCTCTTATAGAAGATAAATCTAGATTTACAATAGGTAATAAAGGTGCATGTGCTACTCCTGAAAAAGAACAAGATCTTACAGTAGTATCATATTACGCATCTATGAAAAACATTTTTCCAAATCAATATGGACAAATATATTCATATACTACTATTGATACAGGATATCAAGCACTAATACAAGATAACAAAACTTCTACAATATTTGGTGGAGACACATTTATTTCTAGATTTGCGTTTAAAACCAAACTACCATTCTTTATAGATAATAGAGTGAATGCTCCTGATGATAGTGATATATTCTATGATGAGATTGGTAATATTGGATACCCAAGATTTTGGCACTCTTCAAGATCTATATTAGAAGATTATGACTTAGAGGAGAACGGTGAAATAACTCCTGTAAGAAACTTAATTTCATATAAGGCACACAACTTTGATTGTCCTAATGATCCATCTACTATAGAACCAGGAGGAGGAGCATATAGAACTTTCTATGATGGGTATATGTATTTATTTGCATACGGTATTCCAAACTTCTACTGTGAAACTACATACAACACAGACTTGCGTCAAGCTTTTAATAATAAAGAAGGAGACTTCTGGCCTCATGTAAGTTCTGGCATTCCTGATGATTGGTTACAAGAAACAAACGTACCTATTGCACAGGATAACACGTATTATTATAATGTGACATATTCTAAACAGAATAAAGAAAATGTATTTTCACATCTACCTCCAGATTGGAAAGATGACTTATGTTACACAGTGTTTCCATTTAGAGCTATTTATTCAGATGCAGCTATAACAACTGCTGACTCTAGAGTTAATAACTGGTTAGTTTATAGAGCATTATCGTTTCATGACTTTCCACAAAATTATGGAAACCTTACATCATTAGATGGTATTCAAAACAAAGCAATCCTTGCACGATTTGAGAATAAATCATTACTATACAATAATCTATTGACTATTGACACTAGTAATCCTCAAGCAGCATATATAGGTAACCCTAGATTATTTGATGCATCTCCACCAATTGATTTTGCTGAAACAGATCTTGGTTATGTAGGAAGCCAGAATAAGTTTTTATTAAAAATACCTCAAGGGCAAATAACTATAGATGCAAAAAGAGGACAAGTATTCTTAGTTTCAGGAACTAAAGTTCAAGATCTTACAGCGTTTGGTTCTGGTGTAAATAGATTCATGGCAGATCATTTACCTTTTGAAATACTTCAACACTTTCCTAATGTAGATACTGACAATCATTTTAATGGTATTGGATTACATGGTGTATATGATAGTAAGTTTGAAAGAGTAATTATTACCAAGCGTGATTATATTCCTCTTCGTAATAATATTCAATATGATGAAGATACAGGAGAGTTTTATATTGAAGGTAAAGTTGCGCCTCTTTTTGCACAAGCAGACCCAACATCAAAATTACCAAATAACTGTAGTGGATATATAAGCACAACATTTGAAGGAACTCTACTAATTGAATATATTCCTTGTGGGGATGATTTTGTTGAGACTCTTTCGTTTGAGTGTGGAGGTAATAGTTGTGGAGGAATTATAGTGCCATGTGCTGAACAAATATTATCTACTAATGTAACTCTTATACCACTGGCGAACGGTTGTGGAGAAGAAACAACTACTACTACTACTAGTACATCTTTAACAACTACTACTACTAGTACATTTCCAACAACAACAACTACTAGTACATCTTCCTCAACTACAACTACAACAACTACAGTACAGGTGACTACCACTACTACAACTTTAGAAGAAGTTCCTAGTGATCCTCCAAGACATATTGTATATCTTGTTGAAGATGAAAAATACTTCTGTAATAAATCTTGGACAATCTCTTTTGACTTTAATACAAAGAGTTGGATATCTTTTCATTCATATATTCCAAACTTTTATATAGGAGAGAATAACTTCTTTTATTCAGGAACAAATGGATGTTGTACAGATAATGGTTTTGGAAATCTTGAAGTTATAGCAGGTGAATTATTACCTCCTACTTTACCAACAACTACTACAACTACTACAAAAACAACATTGTTTCCAACAACAACTACTACTAGTACAAAAAGAGAGATTGTCATAGAAAATGGTGAGGTTTCACCTACTTCTTGTGAACTAGTTGGTGGTGTAGGAATAATAACAATAACTACTACTACAACAGCTCCATGTTATACTCCGTCAGAGGATTCAATAACTGATAGTTTTTTAGAAGGATATCAAATAGTTGGAGGATCTCCAACAATTAGCACAGGTTCAGCAGAAGATGCGTGTAGAGCAATGAATTTAATATCTCCAAACATATTAGGAATTAGTATACAAGTTTCTTATGATAGTTATGGTATAGGTGAAGCAGTATATGTTTGGGAACCACTAGTTCCATACTGTGAAGGTCTTTCAGAAGGTTGGTATTCTAATACAGAAAATCCCAATAGTGTCTTTTATGTAGCTTCTAATTCTAGAATTGAACAAATAGAATATTGTGATTCCTGTTTAACTACAATCACTACTGTAGCTCCTCCACCAGAACTAGATGAGTGTTGTGGATTTATTTCAGTAACTCCTGATGGCTTATATATAAGTGGAGGTTCTGAAGACTCTACTTCACAAGATGGTTATCCAACTGTTCCAGGGTTTGTATACTCAGCAACAACAGGTGTTGCTTTTACGTCAAGTAAGTTATGGACTATAGATACAGACATAAAAGAATGGGATATTACACTTTCTCCATTTACAGCAACATTTAATAGAGATATTACTTTTGGAGAAACACCATCTTTTGCAGGTAACATTGCAATAAGTAATACGGCATTATTAGGTGTAGATTCTACTACAGCTCCACAAAAGATTATAGAAATAAACGTTGAAGCAAATACAGCTGTAATAAATGTACAATTTGAAATACAACTAAACAGAGTTGTGGAAAGTAATTTATTATACACTATAGAAAATAAGTTAGTTTTAATATCTAAAGACGGACTAGACTACTACATTACACAATTTGATTACTCTAACGGTAATGTTGAATTAGATGTAAGTCTTGGACAACTTACTGGACGTATTATGTTATTTGAATGTAACTGTGTAATTAACATTATAGTTGACGGTACATTATACATATTTGATCCAATCCAAGGACTTGTTGATGTAACTGAAACAGGTAATCGGCCTGCTCCACCAGGTGAGAGTGAGGTATTTTATAAAACACTGAGCCAATCAGCAGCATATCTAAATTGTGGAATTGAAAATACAACCACAACAAGTACCAGTACGTCTACCACAACTAGTACCACTACACTTTCACCAACATGTTATGAGTATGAAGTAAGTGGACCGATAGCAACATACTATACAGATTGTTTTGGTCAACAACAAGTAATAAGTTTAGGTAGTGGACAAACACAAATAGTATGTGCAGGTCTAGGAATAATAGGAGCAACATTAATAGGACCATGTAACAACCCAGTTTAATATGAAAACAATAGTAATAAAATTAACTTTTTCTGGACCAAATGCAGGCCCATTTGACATACTTACTCAGTTAAAAGAGGTATTGTTGTCATCTGTGACTAGAGGTCAGTTAATAAATGGAATTACTGTTGATGTTGAAGATGATGCTTCGTCAATTATAATCAGATCAAATGGAGATTGTGAATTTGAAAAATTTATACCACTTATAGATATTCCTATAGATGAATATCAGGCAGCTACATATAGTCAAGACACCACAGGGTGCTTATGGACACACCTAAAGAATCCACAGATATATAATTATTACTATGGTAATATTGAACCTTACATTATAGAATACCCATTTGCTTATAAATATAATGATGAGATACTTCAGAATGTAAAAGACTATAGTAAAGTGTATAGATACTTACCTGCAGTATCTGGATCTTTTGATAGTAATAGAAAGGTACAAATAGATGATAAATGGTTTAACAAGGCTGTACTATACAACGGTCAACAATCTACAGGATTGTTAGAACTTGTTCCTAAGCCAGAAAATAATCTGTCAGAATATATGCAATATCCTATATTAAACAGTGACAGTAAGACTATTACATTTACCAAAAGTGATAACTTTTATCAGTATAACACATTCTGGGCATTACAGAAAAATGAGCAGATACCACTATTTAATACATCTTGTAAATCTCTTTCTATTGATAAAATTATTAATCAATCTAATATGGACTATGGTCCTAAATCATTTGGTAAGTCAACCCTTAGAGCTAAAAACTTAAAGGTGAGACATATACTTGATGACTCATCAACAACACACATTATAAGTCAGTTTATTGTAACACCATCACAAATATCATATAAGTAATGGCAAAAGGTTTAACAGCATCTAAAGCAAAGAAGATACTCGAAGATGGAACAGTTCGAGGTAAAGCGCTTACAGAGAAACAAAAGAAGTTCTTTGGAGCTGTTGCTGGTGGTGCTACGCCTTTAAAAAAGCTGAACGGTGGTTGGTTAGATAAATTTGGTATGGGAGGAAGCCTTCCAGGTGCATCAGGTATGATGTATGCACGTACGTCTGGAACATCTCCTGAAGAACCTAAGAGAGCTCAAGATGGAACAGTAATGTATGGTACGCCTGAATATAAAAAAGCATATGAAGAAGGTACATTTGCAGATATCCCTAATCAACTAGAGGAAGTGGTAGTTACAGCAGGTGTAGATTATGAAAAATATCCTCTGTATGATAAACTCTCTGCACAACAGAAAGAGTATTTTAAGGATCCAGGACCTATCGGTAGAGGTGTAAGAAGAGCTGCTCAAACAGATAGAGGATTAGCTGAGGATACAAGAGATATGGTGACAGGTATGTTAGTAAAACAACCTTTAGCTGCATTACAAGCTCCTCAATCACTTATGGTGGAGGGCATAGAAGCATTAAGAGGTAGAGATGCTAACTTCTTAAATGCCCTTACATTTGATACACAAAGATTACCATCTCAAACAATGGGGTTTGAAGATAAACCTGGATGGGATCTAGGAGGTTCTTTAAACACTACTATGGATGTAGTAGCAGATCCACTAAATATTGTTGGTGTAGGACTTGCAAAAAATGCAATTAAAAAATTTACTACACCTCTTAAGAATATTGGTAAGTACTATAGAAACCCTTTAGGAGATGCTTTTAAAATAGGGAATGATAATCCTAGAATACCAACCTTTCTTACTAGAGGTCAGAATCCACCAAATCCACTTAGGAGTAACCCTAAGATGGATGCGGATAATTTTATGCAATCATGGACAAATCCTAACAATCCAAGTTTTGTGTCTAAGTTTGATGATCAGATATTAAAGCCTTTTCCTATGGCATCAATGAATGAGAATTATCTTAAAGTTAAGACAAGAGAACTAAATGTGTTGCAACAACAATTAGATGATTTTGTGGAAGCAACAGGTAGTAATGTTCTTCCTAAAGCAAAATCTCTTCAAAAAAGTATCGATGCTTTAACCAGTGAAATCAATATGTTCTATCGTCCAATACGTGGTAACCTGGCAAGAAACAACATGAAATCAATACAGGCTGGCGAGTTTAATACTGTATATAGTACTACAGGAGTCCAACCTGGATCTGGAGGAACATACTTTGTCCCTAGTGCTGATCAACCTATGAACACTTGGAAATATATGTATCCAAATAAACCAAATACAAGGGGTGTAGGTAATAATAGTGTTGTTAAAATAAGAGAGGTGCCTGTAGGAGCTACTGAGGCTGCTAAAACTAAAGCGAGAACAAGCGAAATGTTAACAGGTATACATGAAACTCTTGGTCATGCTAGTAATGCAGGAGGAGCTGCTTTAACTAGACAGACTAACGACTTAATTAAAAGTGCACTTAAACCCAATCTCAAAATAAAAGAAGGTACAAGTAAATGGGTGACAGATTTTATAGGACCTAAAGCAACTTATAAAGACTGGGCAAAATATTTACAAGAGCCTACAGAAATGATTGCAAGGGTAATGGAACTTAGAAGACAATACATTAACCCAAAATACTGGGGAACTGGTAAACAATATGATATACCAGATAAGTTAATTGACAGAATATTTAGAGATGGACTCTCTGGTAAGTCTAAAGTAAATGCAGACTTCTTTAGAGTTATAGATAAAAAAGGACTTAAGAAACTAATGAAGGGGTTATATGCTACAATACCAATGGCTGTAGGAGCTGATGGATTATTAGAGTATGAAACTCCTAAATATAAAGATGGTGGTAAAACACCTAAAGCTCAAGATGGAATTGGAAAAAAGGTAGCATCTATAGCAAGTCAAATGGAAGCTAATGAAGAAGATGGTGGAAGACCACCGTTAGGTGTAGTAGATCACATCAGGGCACTTTTTGATGAAGAAGGTTTATGTAGAGATAATACATGTGTTCAGACAGTAAAAGATTTTTATAGTAAAGCTGGTATAGAGGCTATGCCTAAAGATGTTTATAATAATAGAGAGTTTTTAAAGAACTTTAAAGAGTATGGGTTTGAAGAAATATTAGATCAGAAAAATCTTCAACCAGGAGATGTGTTACAATACTACTATGGTCCAGATAGTGAAGATGTAAAGGAAGATCCATCATATTTAAACTTTCCATATCACATGGGCGTTTATGTAAACCCTGGAGAGTACATTGGAGATGGAGATAGTGAAGCTCCTATTCAAAGAAAAAATATGTATACAGGTACTAAGGATGGAAAAGAATATAAGAAGGATCCATTCAGAGCATTTAGATATACTAGACAAAACAAAAATGGTGGATGGTTATCTAAATATGAGAACGGTGGTGTGATAGAAGATGACAGAGGACAATGGGCACACCCAGGAAAGGTAACTAAAATAAACTCCAACAATATAACAATGAAGGGTGTTAACTACCCTGTACTTGGAGTATCTGACACTGGTGATAAGAAGATGATGCAACCAGGAAAAGATTACAAGTTTAATGGTAACTCTGTTACAGAGTACCCTATGGCTCAAGAGGGTGCTGGTGTAAATAAAGAAGGAGTAAAACAATATAAGTGGTTTAAAAATTACATGAGGTCTCCTAAATATAAAGAGAGATTAAAAAAAGAATTTCCTGATTATAGTGATAATCAAATAGGACAAGAAGTAAAATCTAGATTAGAGAATGTAATGCAAACACGTGTAGGTTTCTTACCTAGATCTAGTGAGATTTCTACAGGAGTAGGTGACACACAAGGTGTGTACGATGCTGATGAATACCCAGGTGCAATTATGTTAAGGCCTGAATATTCTGCAAGTACATCTGATGCTTTATTTAAACCTGGTAATTATTTAAGTGGTTATAACACTATACCATTACATGAGTGGAGTCATGCAGCTGATGATGGCGGTAATAGAATGCCACAATCTACAACTGATTTAATGCTTTCTAAAATGAAAGAAAATTCTTTAGGTATATCTAAAGATAAATATTACTATACAAGACCTACAGAGTACTTAGGAAGAATGCAACCTCTTAGATATCTTATGCAACAAGAAGGATTATATGATGCAGGTACACAAGACTTTACAAAAGAAGATTTAGAAAAAGCAAAACAAAATAAAACAATAAAGAACAACCAGCACTTTCAAGACTTAATGAAAAATGTTAATTCAGATGAAGATTTTATTGAGTTAATGAATAAGGTGGCATCTGTAGATAACTCTAGATCAGAGTACCCTGTGGCACAGGATGGACTTAAAACTAAAGCAGCAACACCAAGCTTTCCATATATAAACAGAGTTCCTGACACTTCACCTCAAGTTGACTTTTTAAAAGACTGGACAAATTCTACAAGAGGTCAAGAACTATTAAGTAATAGTTTTGATGGAGATGAAAAAGATATAGAGAAACTAACTTACAAAAGAATAAACAATTTAGATAACGTTGATTTTAGTATAGACGATCATGCTAGTGATTTCTTAGGTAGATATAATCGTAACAGGCATGACATTAAACTAAACTCTAGTCTTCTAGATACATCAGAACCTAAACTAATAGGTAATCAAGATAAAGATGTAGTACTTCATGAGTTGTCACACGCTCAAGATTTCTCACCAGGTGCTGAGTTTAACAGAATAACCATACCTTTTAGTGATCAAAAGCTTATTAATAAATATAGAAAGAGAACTATTAAGGACACAAAGAAATTAGATGCACCTAGAAACGTTAGAAGAGATATTAAAGATAGGGTAAACTATATAGGTGATCCGACAGAAACTAGAGCAAGACTTAATTCTATTAGATATTTCTATGAAACTAGTCCAATTGGAAAAGAGGAAGGAATGCCTAGCATCTTTGATTCAGAGGTAACTCCTGACATGATGGAAGTGATGAAAGATAATGCACAGTTTAGAGAGTTGCAAGAGGTATATGACGATGAGGAGATACTGGAACTTTTAAATACTGTATCAGATAACAGTAAGTCTTCTGATCCTTCTAACATGGCATATGCAAAAGAGGGAGAATCTTTGGTAGCCTTAGATCAATTAACTAACTTTACGAACTATAACACACCACAACCAGGAGGCTGGTTAGACAAATACTAATAATATGAAAGCTGAATTTTTAAAAATAGCAGGCGTTAAGTCTGAAGCAGAGTTTTACAAGAAGTTTCCTTCTGAGGAAGCCTTTATGAAAAAGCATGGAAAAGCTGTAAAGAAACTTATGGTTAAGAAAGCTAATATAGGAGCTATGATTTCAAACATAGAAACACCTAAAGGTAATCGTCCACCTACTCGCATAGATGAAGCTTTCTTGTTTGATACAGTGGCAAAACAAATGGGTCAAAAGAGTTACGATGAGACAATGGAAGATATGAAAACTCAAGCTCAACTTTCAGCAGCACAAGAACAGCAGCCTAGTGGTGGTGGTGGTGATGGAATGATGTCAATGTTGCCTCAAATGATGTCAATGTTTAGTGGTGGTGAAGGTGGTGGTGGAGTTGATCCAAGTATGATTGCAAGTCTTGTTGGTGGAAAGAATGGTACTAAAATTAGCAAAGATAAATTGAAAAAGATAGAAGGTGAGTTATATAAAGCTTCTAATATGCACAAGAGTCAAGCTGAAAGAATTGGTAAGATGCTTAAAAAGGGTGGTAAGGTTGAGAAGTTTGAACCACACATGATGTATGACCCTAAGACTGGTAAAGGATATAAAGCTAATAAACCAGCTGATCATGAAAGAATGGATAAGATGGGGTATACACATAAAGCTCAAGGTGGTGGTGCTATAGAACCTACATGGGGACAAGGAATTGATTTACCAGCAGGTGAGAATTATAGTTCACCAACTGGTCAATTCTTTGGTATACAAGGAGAAGGTGCAAGTTTTGGAGATCAGGTGGGTAGTATATTCAATTCTGATGCTGTACAGAATTTTGGTATTCCTATAGTGAGTGATATAATGTCTATATCAGATCAACTCAAAGCACAAAAAGAAACATTAGCTAGAGCTAAACAAAACAGAATGTTAAGTGAGCTTACACTTGATGCAGCTAAATCAGAACCTGAAAAAATAGAACGTGAATATGTACGACCTGAAGATGTTCAGAACACAGGAGAAGAGTTTTTTCCTATTTATGGTGTAGGTACAAATGTACTTGCTAAACATGGTGGTGCATATAAAGCTCAAGGTGGTGGTATGTTTAATAATCAAGGTTACACTCCTATAATAAATGTTAATCAACAAAAAGCATTTAAACAAGGTGGTGTATTAGGAAGTAATTCTTATTTAGTACCTAAAGCACAAGGTGGATTTGATATGAGTAATGTTTCCTATGGTGGAGGTGGTGCTGGTGGTGGTGGTAAGAAGTTTGGTCAAATGATTGGATTATATGAAGGAACTGATGCTGGATCTAATATTGGTGGTACAATAGGTGGAACTATTGGTTCTGCGTTTGGTCCTATAGGATCTGCTGTAGGTAGTTTTATTGGAACTGGTATTGGTGATTTATTAGACAGAGATGATAGACGAACTAGAATAGAAAATGAAAGAGCTGAGAGAGCTCAAAAAGAACTTTCTTATACAGCAATAGCTCCATCAATACAAGCTGGATATGCATCTCATATGGAACAGGGTGGAAGTGTACCTAGTAACCCATCTATGTTAGACACGATGGCTATGGGTGGGGATGTTAAAACTACATGGGGTGGAAAGGTTGAAACAGTATCTTATAATCCATATGCTGGTGGTGAGAGCATTGAGTTCAAAGGGAACTCACATAATTATCGTGATCCTAAAACAGGACAAACAGGTATAGGTGTTGCTTATGGAAAAGACTCTGTTGCTAATAATGAAACAGTGGTAGAAGTTGAGAATGAACCAGCACAACAATTAAAAGACGGTGGAGGTGATGAGAACTTAATTGTATACGGTGATCTTAAAATACCAGAAGAGTATGTAGCAGAGATTAGTGATGATAGAGCTAAAGGTAAGAAGTTTAAAAACTACGTTAGTGATGTTCTTAACAAGGACGAAGCTAAGATTAATAAGAAAATGGAGAAGGCTGCTAATCTTGGAATGGAATCAGATACCACTGTATTTGGTCAATTAGAAAGATCTACAGCTGACGCTATACTTAAAGGATCTGATATGAAATTAAAAAATATTGCTGAGAAGAAAAATATCTTAGCTGATCTACAGAGTGCATTAAATGAAACATTTGATCAATTTGAGATAAAAGGTAATGAGTTTATTAGTAAGAATAAAATTGTTGAAGATCCAGAAAGAGCTATGAATAATATGGCTAAATCTGGTATTGAAATTAAACCTGAGAACAGAGGTAAGTTTACAGCGTGGGCTAAAGAACGTGGAATGTCTGTATCTGAAGCTGCTAACAAGGTAATGGCTAATAAAGATGATTACAGTGAAGGTGTTGTTGCAATGGCTAACTTTGCTAAGAATGCACGTAAGTTCAAGAAAGGTCAAGATGGTTTAGAGACTAAAGAATTAGGTGGCAAGGATAAAATACCAAAGACTGATAAGAGTCCAGAGGATTTGATAAAAGAAGGATATGAGAAAGATCCAGATAATCCAAATATTTATATAAAAAGAGAGGGTGAGAAAGTAGACGCTGTTGAACTATCTATTAAAGCTCTAGAAAAAGTTCCTAAAGGACAAGGTAGAGATGAAGAAACTGGACTGTTTGGAAGTGTTACAATGGAACAATTTGAAGCAGCTAAAGAAGCTAATCCTTGGTTTGATTGGGAAAACTTTGATCCTAAAAATGAAGCTGATGTAAGACGTTATCAAAATGAATTTAACAAAAGAGCTGAAGAAGCTGGTGATGCTACAAGAATACAAGTAGATGGTGACTTTGGAGAACAAACATCTAGTGCTAGATTCACTCCAGCAGTGGAAGGTTCAGATCCTGTAGAGGAAAAAGTTCAAGTAGAAACTACTACAGAAACAACTACAGTTGCTGGAAATCGAATTCCTTTTCCAGTTCTTCCTCCACCAGTAGATACTGAAGGACTTGATCCTAATCAACTACTTGGAGAGTATGCTGCATTATCTTCTAATACATTAGATCCTGTATATGCTCAAACATACCAACCTAATCTGAGAGTTCCTTATGATATCTCTTTACAGGACATGAAGAATGATGTAATTGGGCAAAGTAGAGTGTTACAAAGAAATGCAACATTACAAGGTAATCCTGCTGCTCTTGCTCTTGCACAGGCTCCTACATACCAAGCGTTAAATCAAATTAATGCTGAAGAGTTTAGACAAAATCAAGCATTTAAAAATCAAGTATATTCAGAAAATTTAGATACGCTTAATAAATCACGTTTAACTAACTTAGGTATATATGATCAACAACAGGATAGACAAGCAGAAGCTGTAGCTAAAACAAAAGCTACTACAATTGCTGCTCTTAATTCTATTTCTAGTAAGTATCAACAAAAACAACTAGAGGGTAGATTAAAACAAACGTTTGCAAATCTTTATCCAACCTATGCTTTTGATGATCAATATAGAGCTAGAGTTCAACAATCTGCTATGTTTAACCTTCCAGGTGGAACTGTAACAGGTATACCAGGACTTGCAACACCAGGATTTAATCCACTTCTACAACAAATTCCAGGAATGGTTGGAGGGGTTCAAGGACTTATTCAACAACAAAGACAATTTCAAGAAGAGCAAAGAAAGAAAATGGAAGAGCAAGGACTTAATCCTGATATTAATTATAAAAAGATGGATAGATATTTAAACAGATCAAACAATACAGATGGTATCTATGACTATGTTCCTATAGAACAAGAAGGAGAATTTGCTAAGAAGGGGAAGACAGTTAAAAAGAATCATAAAAATAGTAATATCCTAAAAAAGCTAAGAGGTTTATAATTAAATTGATTATAAAACATTACCAAAACCTGTTAGCCATTCTTGGATAATAAAATTAATCACATTACATTTGTTAAATTATGGCATCGTATAAAGATATAATCCCTACGTTCAACCCTTATATACAACAAGAGCCTGTAGAGGCAATGATGAAAGTTGGTGTATATAAGCAGCAGCGCTATGATGAAGGGGTAAAAAAAATACAAGAGAGCATAGATAATATTGCTGGTCTTGATGTTGTTAGACCTGAAGATAAGGCACTCTTACAATCAAAACTCAATCAAATAGGTGGACAGTTATCATCTGTAGCAGGTGGAGACTTTTCTAATTTTGCTTTAGTTAATTCTGTTAATGGAATGACTAATCAAATAGCAAAGGATCCAGGTGTAATTAATGCTGTTTCAAATACTGCTAGATATAAAAAAGATTTAACCACTGTAGAAAAACTTAACTCAGAAGGGAAGTGGGCTCCTTCTAACCAAGCAGCGTTTCAGAAGGATGTAAACAAATGGTTTCAAGGTGGTCAGGATGCTAATTATAATGCTAATGTTTCTCCTTTTGTAAATGTTACAAAAGATGCTACTGATATAATAAAAGCTCTAGGAGTAAAAGAAACTGGAAGAGATGTTGCATTTAATGAAAAAGGTCAACTGGTAGATGCAATTACAAGAATTAGAGTTAAGGGTATTAGTAAAGAAAGAATATCTTCAGCTTTGAAATCTGGACTTAGTCCTCAAGCGTATAGACAATTATCTATTGATGGCCTATATAAATACTCTAACACATCTCCTGAGCAATATGTAAATGATGTAAATTCAAGTTACCAATCTACGTTTACTAAATATTCTGAAGAACGAGATAGACTTGTTGCTCTTAAAAGTTCTGCAGCAAGCCCTAGTGAAAAACAAAGAATTCAAGGTGAAATTGATCAAGTAGATAGTAGTATTGAGTCTATTAAGTCTGAATATGATAGTGTATCTCAAGGATTTTCTAATGGAGATGTTGAAGGTTCACAAGCACAGTTATATACAATGAATTGGCTTCAGGACACTTCTAATGCATACGCTACTGAAAGTGTTATTCAATCATATCAAACTAATCCAATGGCAAGAATGCAAATGGAAAGAGATAAGATGCAACAATCTGCAAGAATTGCACAAGCTAAGTTAGATCAACAACAGAGATATAATGATGATAAACTTAACATAGAAAGAAAAAAACTTAAACTACTGCAAAATCCTTATGGTCCAATTGAACTTCCTAAAGGTGAAGAAGCAACTAATACAGAAGTAATTGCAGCTGCTAAAGCAAATCAAATTGCAGCAGCAAACCTTACTGAAAAAGTTAAGAGTCAATTTATTAATACATTTGGGGTTGATGAAACAGGGTTTGATGCAGCACTTTCTGCATATCGAACAAAACCTAATTCTGTTTCTTGGGATCAAGCACAAGTTTTAAATCAATATGATGTAGCACAAAAAAATAGTATACGTCAATCAAATCTTATTTTACAAGCTGAACAAGAAGCAGAAATAATAGCAGCCTCTAAGTATGATAAATTGATTCCTGAAGATCTTAAGGATAAGACTATCAACGGAATGAATTATGCTCAAGCTGCTGCACTACTTCAAAGATTTGATTCTAATTATTTTTCTCCAGGAGGGGGTGGTGGTTATAGTTCAGTGGCTCCAGTATTTTCAACTTCAATATCCCCTAAATATGGTCAGGAAAAAGCTAAGAAAGATTTTGAGGCTGGATTATTAACTGAAGAAGAGTACGGTTTATATGGGGTGTGGGCTGAGACTAAAAGAAGTGATCCAACTATTAGAACTATATATGAAGTAAGCAATAATATAAAAAAAGAAGCATCACGAATAGAAGAAGAAAGAAATACTTATTTAAAAGATTTCTACAAAAAAACAATGTCTACAACTTCTCAACAAGCTTATAGGGTGCCTCTTGAGAGTGCAGCACAAAAAGATCAATTTAGACCAACGCTTAACGCATTAGCTGCAGTGGCTGAGAGAACTGATGGCTTACCAGGTTTTGAGGGAACTGCAGATGATATTAGATTAATGGCAAGTAAGCTACAGGGTGCTTTAGTTTATACAGACAGTGCAGGTGATTATCAAATTAATGCTACTAATGAAGCTGGTGAAAGTCTCACTATACCAATAACTGGAGATATGTATAGAAGTGTGTTTGGAAGTAGATTTGAAGCTTCTCCAGAGATGACAGCATTTAATCAAAAATACCTACCTCAACTTTTATCTAACGTTCCTCCTTTACAACTAGGATTTGACCCTAGAGTAAATGAAAATGTAATTATGAGACCACCTCAAGATTTCTTTACTACATCATTAGATGGGAAATATAAAACTACAGTAGATAATTCTTCATTAGGTGGACCTTCTGATTTTCCAAGAGTATCTTATTATACAGTGACTGGAAATCTTGTAAGTGATTCAGAGCCAGAAGCAGCTGAGCAATTCAAACTTCAGTTAAATATATTTGACCCTATTTCAAATAAACAAGTTTTAGAAAACTATTTATTTCCTACTCCTATACTAAAAGAAAAAGTTGTACCTACATTACAACAGATTACTGATGAAGATATATGGCAATTACTTAATGGTACAAGTAAGAACATGCCTGACTCTGAATTAAAAAAACTGCAAGAAGCTTCTAAACAAATAGACTAAACATGGAAAAAAATAGTTTACCAAAAGCACAATCTGGAAAAACAGTAATACCTGCTCCAACTCAACTTTCTCCTCCTAATCCTTTGTTAGATGAACAATTCATGCAACAAAGATTTGGTGGATACAGAGATAATGTTTCTATTCCAAATGCTCCAAGTGTTCCCTATACAAATCCATATGCTAGTTTTACATCTTCATCTCCTAAGACATCATCTTTAGCTAATCTTATAAAAAATGCTACTACTCCAGGTGATACAAGCGGTGGTGGTAAGATAAGAACTCTTGATGAGTATGCAGCTAATGAGAATGGAAGGTATGATTATTTTATGGCTGGAGACTTTGATAATGAAGATGCTGCTGCACAAAATCAAAGCTTTGGTTCAAAAATGGTAAATGGCGTTAGTAAAGGATTGTTACTTACAGGTACAACATTCTTACAGTCAACTGTAGGACTTGTTAATGGAACATATCAGGCAATTGCAGATGGTCAGTTTTCTTCGTTTTATGATAATGAATTTAATAGATCTTTAGATGAGATAAATAAATATGCAGAGGATGCATTACCAAACTATTACACAGCTGCAGAAAGAGATGCAAATTGGTATTCTCCTACTTATTGGGCTACAGGTAACTTTTTATGGGATGGTGTTATAAAGAACTTAGGATTTGCTGCTGGTGCTGCTTTATCAGGAGGCGTGTACACTAATGCATTAAAAGCCCTTCCATATACTTCTAGATTATTCTCTATTGGTAAATCTGCAGAAACACTTGCTGCAACAGAAGCAGGATTAGCAGGTGCAAATAAAGTTGCTGATACATATGGTAAGGTGAGAGCACTGTCTGATAAGTTTCTCTCTAATTATAATACATTAAATCCTGCAGGTAGAGCTGTTGTTGCTGGATTATCTACAACTGGTGAAGCTGGTATAGAGGCTTTACATAGTAGTAATGAATTTAGAAAAGAACTAATTGATGAACATATAGCAGAATATGGTGTAGAACCAACAGGTGCAGCACTTGAGTCTATTAACGCTGCTGTAGAAGGATCAGGCAATGCTACATTCTTTGCTAATGTTGGACTTCTTACAGCAACTAACTATATTCAGTTTCCTAAGATATTAGGAAGTACATACAAAGCAGAGAAAGGAATAGTTAATGGAATTGTTAGAGAGATAGATGATATTGTTTATGAAGGTGGTAAGTATATAAAACCAAAAGCAAAATACCCAGCTCTTTCTAGATTAAACAAAATAAGACCTTACACATTTTCTGTATCAGAAGCATTTGAAGAAGTAAGTCAATATTCCGCTACAGTGGCTACACAAGACTATTATAATAAAGCACGTAATGGTGAAGCTACTAGTTGGTTAAATTCTATTGGTGTAGGTATTACAGATGGTGCATTTAGTAATGAGGGTGCTAAGAATGCTCTTATTGGTGGAATTTCTGGATCTATAATGTTAGGAAGAAATAGGTTTAGAAAAGACAGAGCAAGAAGAAAAAATACAGCTCAAGCACTTAAAGATCTTAATAACGCTAACCTATCAGACTTTACAAAAGAAACTATTGATGCTGTAAATAGAGGAACAGTATTACAAGAAGAAAGAGAACAAGCTGTTAAGAATGGTGATATTTTAAATAGTAAAGATTTAGAAGCTGATTACATTGCTAATTATCTTACACCTAGAATTAAGTATGGTAGATATGATTTAGTAAAATCTGACATAAACGAATATAAAAAACTAGCAAGTACAGAAGAAGGTTTTGCACAACTGCAATCTGAAGGTAAAGCTCTTGAAAGTGATACAAAAGAGGCATACTTAGAAAGACTTGGTCGCTTTGAACAAACCGCAGATAATGTAAAGTCTCTATGGCAATCACTTAACTTACGTTATTCAGGACAGGTAGATGAAAATGGAAAACCTATATACAGCAATGATGTAATTAATAAGATGTTATATACTGCTACTAAAGTGGCAGACTATGATCAAAGGATACTAGATATGATGGGTCCTCTTACAGCTGCAGGTATTAATACTTCTGAGGTTATAGAACAGCTTGTGGCTGGTAACTCAGAAGCGTTTAACGAAGCTGTTGCATCTATTCAAGAGATGGATATTCTTGACGATCAAAAAGAAACACTTGGTAAATCATTAGAAGATATATCAGAACTTGCATTAAGAAGACAATCATTCTTAAAAGCTTACCAAGATATAAAAGAAAATCCTAGTAACTTCTCAGAAGCTCCAATAGAGGAAGATGCTCCTGTAACAGGTCCTGCTGAAACTGTTTCAGTTAAAACTAAACAAGGAGATAAAGAGGTTGAACTAAACACTCCATACTTTGTTGGTAAAGGTGTAGATTATGCTAAAGATCCTTTAGATGCTCCTGTACCTATTTCTCAATTTGTAGTACAGAAGGTAAATGAAGATGGAACATTAGAAGTAAAAACTGAAAATGGTGAGGTAAAGAATGTTTCTGCAGATGTACTTGAAAATTTTAAGATAGGTAAAGTTAGCACTTTGCAAAACAACGAGACAGCTAACTATTATTACAATCATAGAAACGAAATCTTTGAATTTAACTTTGGTAAAAACTCTGGTGGTAAAAAACCAGGTAGACTTGAATATCAAGATGGTAAACTTTATTTTGTATACTTAACACCAAAAGGTAAGGTACAAAAAGTACAGGTTAATGGTTCTCACTTTGTTGCACAGAAAGGTTATAACCAAGCTATGGTTACAAAAGTGGGAAGTGTAGAGAATCAACAGCAAAAAGAAGCTAGAGAACAATTCATGTCTCCAGAACAAATTGCTAGACAAAGAGCCTCACTTGCTAAGAGTAGAGAAGCTAGACTTGAAGTGCTTACACAATTAGGTGAAGAGTCTAAAGAGAGTTTAGAAGAAACAAATAAGAAACTTGCACAACAAACTAAAAAGTTAGCTAAGGTAAAAGAAGACTTAGAGAATATAGCTAAGATGAAAGAGGCTGGTCCAACTGGTCCTAAGATTAAGCTTAACTTCTCAAAGGCTACAAAGGTGTTTACAAAAGCACTTAATAACCTTACATCTATGCAAGCTGATATAGAAGCTGAGATAGATAACTTAAATGCTCAGAAAGAAGAACTTGAACTTAACATTTCTTACTTCCAAGACTTTGCTAATCAAATCACTGATGCTCCTGAAGACAGTGGGGAGTTCTTAAGAGAACTTAAAAATCAAGTAGCATTATTAGTTGACAATGGTAAAAATTTAAACAATGCTCTGTCTGCAGCTAAGAAGCTTGCAAAGAGTACAGAGAAAGCTATTAAGTCAGCAGCTAAGTTATTTAGAAAGACACTTAAGAAAACATATTTTGTTGATCAAGATTACTCACAGTATCTAAGTGACTTATTAGATCAAGTAGTATCTGGAGAAAACTTACTAGAAACATGGCCTCTATTGAAACAAGAGATGGCCAACTTTGCACTTACTGTTGACTTGTCAAAAGAAGGAACTATAGATGAAGCTGGTCTTTTAGAATCTATTAATAATGTAAAACAAATAGAGAAAGACTTAGCTGACTTAAGGGCTGAGTATAAAGCTAGAAAGATTATTACAGATAGATTTCAATCTATCATGGATGAGTATAATGCTCAGAAAGTTCAAGAGGCTGAACTTAAACTTAAACTTAGTAAGGTTATAGCAACAGCTGATATGTCAGCACCTACAGACTTTTCTAAAACTAGTTCTTTTGAGTCTCAATCTAAGAAGTCACCTGAAATTATATACAGAGCTACAGTGGCTCCTGAAAGTGCAAGTGATTATTTCAAAGATGAAACTGGAAAAGATCATCAAACTCGAGCTAATCAATTTGGATTAGATCTAGATACATTTGAAAATAGAGATAATATACGTGCTCTGTTTGTAACATCTAAAACACAAGATCTTAAATTACCAGGTGTGATTGAGCAAATGCTTGATAATGACCCTACACTTATTGAGCAATTTAAAGACTCAATGATTGTGATGGTGATGGTTAATGAGAATGGTGAACTAGTTGGTGTAAACGGACAACCTATACCAGAAGGAGCTCCTTTATTAGACAATGCTATCTACCAAACTATACCTGAGGCTGGATTTAGAGATGGTTCAATGTATAGAGAGGGAACAGCTGAAAATGTAAAAGATGCAATTAATAAAGAATATAAAGAACGAAGAGATAACATTCTAAAGCAAACAGCACTAGGTATACCACAAGAGATAGAAGCTTCTTTTGGTATTCCTCAAACTGATGACAATGCTAGAACATCTGTAGAAGATGCAGGCCTTGTTGACCAAGATAGTTTAGAAAGAGATTTAGTATTATATGTTCCTACAACTAACACAAATGTTAGCAAGGGAACCACTACATACAACACACCACTTGGATCTGTATTCTTAGATACACCAACTGGATATGTAAAGCTTAGAAATAGATTACACACAAAGAAAGAAGCTACAGCAATATATGATGCTATATTAAAGGTTGCTAAGAACTTAATTAATCCTAATGAAGGTGTAACTAGTGATAGTTCTATACGTGCTCTGGAGTTCTTAAAAGGTGTAACTTATTGGGGTGTACCAACTGACCAGCAAGGTAATAGAAAGGATGCAGGTAATAACAGTGTATTCTTTGAAAAAGTTAAACTTGAAGAAGGTCCAGTGTCTTTTACAAGAACTGATTTAATTATAGGATCTAAGGGTACAAGGTTTGGATTTACACCTAGCTCATTAGAAGCTAACAAAGAACTTATTATTAATGAACTAGAGAACATATATAATAATGTAACTGCGTATAAAACAAAGGACGTTAATAAATCATTTGAACAGATAACATCTATATCTCCAGAAGGAGAGATTGAGTCTATTACATGGCCTAACTATCAAAGCTATCTTTTATCTAATAAGAATCCTGATGGATCTACAAGAGAAGGTTTTGAACTTCCTCTTTACACTAACCTCAAGGAAAAGAAAGATGGTGAGTTTAATAGAGTGGGTGTATATTTCTATGTAACAAATACAACTGATGAGTTTGAAATACCAGAACCAGCAAAGCAAGCTACCAATATACCTCTTCGTAAAGCTACAAGTTATACACTTGATGGTAACACAATTAATACATACACTTCTCCAAATGGTGCAAAGATTAACTTTAGAGCTTTTGAAAGTGCAACACTTGAAAACTATGAAGAGAAGATTCAAGTGTTACAGGGTGGTGATTTAACAACTGTTGTAGAAACTATAAAGAAGTCTGGAAAAGATCCCCAACAGCAAATCAAACAAACTATATATAATGCAATTGCTCCACAACTAACAGAGGTTAGAGCACAGTCTGCATACAAAGAGCAGACAGATAAAAGTGGATTGCCAACATTCACTATAGGTGGAGAGGTTGCACCTGCAGCTCCTACTCAACCAGCACAACAAACTAGTGTAGAAACAACTGACGATAATGGTATACCAACATTTACTATTGGTGATGATGTAATAGGAACACCTGCTCAACAAACTGAAGCTCAACAAAAGATAGATAGTTTAGAAGATCAAATCAATCAAGCAATCTCTGATGCTAATTCAGAAGACTTGCGTGTTAAGATTAATCAAGAGATTGATATGTTTGAACCAGAAAACTGGACAGATGTAGAATCTTGGTTAAAGAAAAACTTTCCTAACGTTCCTGTATTTAGAGTGAAGAACATTATTCAAGCTACTAATGGTAGACAAGCTTGGGGTATGTTTAAGGATGGTGCTATTTATGTATATGAGAATGCAGAAACTGGTACAGCATACCATGAGGTATTTGAAGCTGTATGGAAAATGTTTACAGGTGCTGAAGAACAAGCTAATATAATTAATGAGTTCAAAGCACGTAAAGGAACATTTATAGATAGACCTACAGGTCAAAAAGTTAAATACTCTGAAGCTACACCAGCTCAAATTAAAGAAGAGCTTGCAGAACAGTTTAGAGACTTTGTACAAAAGAAACAAGGTGCTAAAGGACTTGGTGCTAGAATTGCTAAACTCTTTAGAGATCTTAAAAGATTTATTGAGAATGCTCTACTTGGTAATAAAGCAGAGAGCTTTACAGATGAGTTATTCAAGCGTATAGGTAGTGGGTATTACAAAAAACGTATGCCATATGCTACACAGCTTTCTATGGCCCAAGAGGGTATTATAGATATAGAGGATGCATTTGCTACATCAGACTCTGAGTTTAGACTTAAGACATTAAATGACAGACAAACATCAGACACTGTTCAGGAGATGACATTCTTAATGCTGAATGATTTTATTAAGACAGACAAAAGTTTGTTTACAATAGTAGATAACCTTAATGAGAAAGACTTCTATGAAAAACTTCTTCCTAGAGTATTAGGTACTATAAGAAGTAAGGAGATAGCTATTAATAATATTATTAATAAAACAGAAAATCTTTCAAAAGAACAGAAGGAAAGACTCTTAGCTATAGTTGCACAGAATCGTCAGCTAGAAAAAGATGTTGTTGTTGATTGGCCAAGACTTACAGAAAAACATAAGGAGTATATTAAAGCATACAACGTTGAGTTTGATGAAAATGATGAAATACAACTTAGTGATGAAGATAGAATTAAAGAGAGCAATAAGTTTGATGCTACTAAGATAGATAGCTTTAGAAAAGCAAATGCAGCTATAAAGCTATTACTTGCTGCTAATCCTATTGTAGATAAAAATGGTAAAGCTGTTGTGTCTACTATTAATGGTAGACTACTCAACCCAGTAAGTAAGATGTACATCACATTGATGAACAAGTTACACACTTCTACAAGCCCTGATGATATGTTAAATAGGTTAGCAGACATGGCGGTAAGTGATGCTACATACAGAACTTTGTATAAGAGATTAACTGGTAAAGACTTTTCTGATGGTGATGTTGATTTTAAAAATATAAAGTCAACAAACAAAATGGATCTCATCACAGGAATGTGGAAGACATTTAAGAAGCAAGCTTCAGATGTAAAGAATATATTTATATTTTCAAATGGTGAAGTGGCAGTGGGTGATGCTGCTCTATCTAGCTCAGCTAACCAACTTAGAAATGACTATGCACGATCTATAGCTGTATTATCAAAATCAGGTAAGAGTTACTTTACATATAATGAAAAGAAAGGTTCATATATACCTAATAAAAAGAAGTTAGGAAAAGTTACCTTACGTCTTCCCAGAGACTATACTAAGTTTTTATCAACCCTAGGTATACAGTTTAGTGGTGAAGAATATAATAAGTTAGGAAAGAATACACAAAACTTTAAAACTATTGTAGAAGGGATTAAAGAAAGTATTGAGAAAACAGATGAGGTGAAAACTTTCTCTGCAGTATCTTTAGATATTAATAAACGTCTTTTACAATTAGCTGAATTAAAAACAGCTGTTTCTAATCCAGAATTTAGCAGTACATATTTTAACTTACAGGGAGAACGTGTACAAACTTTCCTTGGAGTGAACGCAGCTTCTGAGTTACACAATACACTTGATAATATAAATAATATAAATGAGTTAGCAGGAACACAATATGAGTACTTACTTAAAGATGTATTTACTCAAGGCTCTACTATTATTAGTAGAATGTTTGATGCTAAAACTGGAAAGAAAAGATCAGGTGCAAACAACCTACTTAAAGGTGGATACGTTGGAGGTATAATTGATGAGACTAAAGGTAGAATTACACCTTCTGCTAGACTCAGTCAAAAACAAAGAATAGTTCAAGAGTTAAATCTAAACAGAGAAGGTTATTATCTAAACCTTGTACCAGGAGATGCAGGTATGGAACATATGTTATATATGGGTAATTCAATATCTGCTAATGATCTTGCAAGAGGATTGGTTGATGTAAACCAAATCTTTAAAGGATACTTCCTATCAGAACTAGAACTAGCTAGAGAAGATCGTCCAGTTGTTAAAGGTAGAGATAGCAAAGACTTACGTTTCTTTAAAGGTATTCTTGGTGACAATTTACATAATGAAGTAGTTAGCACTGAGGGAACACCTGAAGAAGTATATGCAATACATGAAACTAAAATAAACCAAGCTATTGCTAGTTACATTCAGAATGATGTATTTAGAATGCAAGGATATTTAACTAGGTATGGAGTACTTGTTGAAAATGAAACAGGTAACAAACTTATATTAGAAAATGTAGGATCACGTAAAGAGTTTGATCCAAGAGAGTTAACAAGAGAAATGACAGCAATGAGTGTTAATTACATGATTGCTAACATTGAAGTACACAAAGTTCTTTATTCAGATCCTTACCAATACAAAGATGAGCTGAAGCGTACTAAGAGTTTCCTATCTCCAAGACAAGCTCTTTTTAATAATTCACCTAAAGCAAATACAGCACTTAACCAAGTGTGGAATGAAGGCTTTGAAAAGGGTGATATTGGATACACCAACTTCACACAAGACTATATGCGTACAGCGTCACACAAAGATATTGTAGGTGTTATAGATCTTCCAAACTATGAAGACTACGAAGAAACTGATGGTGGTGGTATTATATCTTTTAAAGCATATCGTAACTTTAGAATCAGAGCTGGTGAGTGGAATGAGAATGAAGAAAAGCAATACAGATATGATGTTGCTTATGAAAAGCGTGATAAGAAAATAACACTGTCTAAAGATGAGGTGGCACTTTTAAAAGAGGGTAATCCTGCAGTACAGAGTGCATACACCTCTTTAAAACCTATTGTATCAGGAGCTAAGCTTGGATACACATATAATAATGTTGTACTTGATAAGTATGCATTGTATCCTCTTTCTTATAGAGTGATGAAAGAGCTTGATGCAGGTAATGGAGTTAAGCTTTACAACAAGATGCAGGATGAGAACATAGATTATATTGTGTTTGATTCTGGTAGAAAGGTGGGAGCTGAATCATCACATGCTACATACAATGAAGATGGAACATTTAATGATGCAGAGTATGCAGCTGTAGTGGATGTACCATTTGCTATAATGAGTTTACAGAGTGATGTGCCTTCTAAAGAAGCTGCATTGGTAACACGAGGATCTCAAACTACTAAACTTATCACTATGGACTACATGGATAATGGAGTTCCATTTGATTATAAAGATGGTCTTGATAGTTGGATAAAATTATCCCCTGAGCAAAAGATTGCTAAGTCTCCAATATATAAAGAGATTTTTAACAACGTACGTCTTTTAATAGAAATGACTAACGAAGGGTATCAAATGATGCTAAAGCGTTTAGGTATAATAGAACAAGAAGATGGGGCACTTATTGTTAAAGACTTTTCAGAAGCTGCTAAAACAATTCGTGATGAGGTGTTTAGAAGAGAAACTAATGATAACATTAGTGATGCTGTTTCAGCGTTTTCAGAAGGGGAGGCAGTTCTTGAAGCTACTCCTGCTTATCAGCAAGTTAGAAACATTTTATATTCTATTGTAGATAAACAAATTGTTCGTCCTAAAATATCAGGTGGACAAAAGGTACAGATACCTTCAGCACTGTTTGAATCTAATCGTGTAGCTAAGACAAAAATTAATGGCAAGGAAGGATATACATCTGACGTTCTTAAGTTCTATGAAGATAAAGATGGTGAACGAGTAATGGAGATTATGGTGGGACGTTGGTTTCAAAGTAATATGTCTGATGCAGAACTTCTTGACTACTTAAACAATACAGAAGAAGGACAAAAGATATTATCTGGATTAGCTTTCCGTATTCCTACACAGAAACAAAACTCTATTGATGCGA